GCCCGCGGCGAGCGCGTCCTGCACCTCGCGCAGCTTGCGCCGCACATTGCCCGACAGGTAGACATCGCTGACCTCGTAGTTGCCGACCGGCGTCTTGAAGATCGCATCGGACTTTTCGAGTTCGGCCACGGTGTCGGCCACGCTCTTGCGGGCGGCGGCAGCGATCTTCTCGGGGTCGATCTGCAGGCTTTCGTTGCGCGCGGCGACGAAGGCCTCGCGCACGCTGGGCGTGGCCGAGCGCTTCTTGCCGCGCACCGTCGACTCGGTGAAGACACGCGCCGGCTTGCCGTTGTGCTCCAGCGCGTCGAGCGTCGAGTGGAATGGGTCCTTGGCGCGATCCAGGATCGCGAGGCCCTGCGAGTCGGCAATGGGGCCGTGCGCGGCGACGAAGGCCTGGTACTTCTCGCGCAGCGCGGTGCGCAGCGTCTCCACGTTGTCGGCGGCGGCGCGCTCGGCATCGATCAGCGCGCCATAGGCGCGGCGGATGCCGACGAGTTCCTTGAGCTGCTGCTCGCGCGCCTTGGTCTTCGCGGCGTCCTTCAGCTTGTACTTGACGGCCTGTTCGAGCGGGATCAGGTGCTCGCCGTTGACGACGAAGAGGCCGCCCTTGTCGTCCAGCGTGATCGCACCCTGGCGGTCGCTGGTGTTGTTCGTGATGAAGTGCTGCGTGTCGACGCTGTTCTCGCGCTGCTGGTAGCCGTCGCTCGGCATGCGCGCAGCCAGCTCGCCCATGCGCTCCTGCAGGTTGGCCGGGCGGTCCACGATCATCGAAGGGCGCCCGTAGGTCGACCCGCTGCCGAAGTTGAGCGTGCCGAGCACGTTCTCGGGGTGCGCCAGCAGGTACTCGTTGACGTGGATCGTCGAGCCGGCCGGCGTCATGTGCTCGCCGAGGTTGATGAAGGGCTCCTTCGTGACATCGGCCAGCGGCGCCTCGCGCTTGCGAAACACCAGGATGTCGGTCACGACGGACGTGCCGGCGTACTTCTCGAAGGCCCCGGAGGGCAGGCGGAAGGCGCCCAGCAGCTCGCCCTTCTTCGCCAGCTCCATGCGCGTCGCGCGGCCCTTCTTGTCCATCGTGCCGGCGCTGGTGACACCGATGACGATGCCGCCCGGCCGCGTCTGATCGAGCGCCTTCAGGAAAAAGTAGTCGTGCAGCGACGGGTTGAGCTTGGCGTAGCGCCGATCCCCGGGCGGCCCGTCCTTCGCGAACGGCCAGTTGCCGATCACCAGGTCATAGAAGCCGTCCGCCGTCTTGCTGTCCTGGTAGCCCTTGATCTGGATGTTCGCCTCGGGGTAGAGGTACTGCGCCATCGCGCCCGTGGTGGGATCGAGTTCGATGCCGGTGAGCTGGCTCTGCGCCATCAGGTCGCGCGGCATCATCCCGTAGAAGTTGCCGATGCCGAGGCTCGGCTCCAGCACCCGGCCGCCGGTGAAGCCGAGCGCGCGCACCATGTCCCACATCGTGCCGACCGTGATCGGGTCGGTGTAGTGGGCATTGATGATGGAGTTCTGCGCCGCCTGCCAGGCTTCCTTGCCGAGGTGCTCGCGCAGCCAGGCGTCTTCCTTCTCCCACGCGGCTTTGGGCGCCGGGCGGTCCCAGCTCCCGTTGAAGAGTTCCTGGCCGAACGAGCCCCAGCCGATGTAGCTGGCCATCGCGTCGAGTTCGGTCGGCGTGGGCGCGCGGCCCTCGGCCTGCAGCGCGTTCAGCGCCTCGATGGCGGCCCGGTTGCGGGCGAAACGAACCTTCGGCGTGCCGCCGATCAGTTGCTCGGGGTCGGCAACGTGGTAATTTGATCGAGCGGGTCCACTTCGGGCGAGTCCTCGGTCTCCGGCTCGTTCAGCAGCCACTCCCGTTCCGCCTGCTCCCGGGCGTCCGTTGGCCCCATCCCCGCCTTCCGGTAGGCGTGCGCCGCGTCCGCCTTCAGGTTCCACAGGACGTGGGCCATTTCCTGAAGGATCTTCAGCCGCTCCAGGCGCGCGACCATCTTCGGCCGGCGTCGGCGCCAGGTGTCGATCAGATCCTGCTCCGCCATGCCCCCCATCGGCCACTCCTGGCTGATTTCCCGGCTCTTGGCCATTGTCCACTGCGCGAGGGTCGCGTCGGCCTGGTTCATTCGTCGGCTCCTGCTGCTGCTGCTCCTGCTGCTGCTGCTGCGCATTGTTGCGCATCTCTTCCACGAAACGGATCACGTAGGGCCGCATCCGGGCGGCCGTGTCCGCGCCGAACTTGTCGAGAACCAGCTTGATGACGGCGCGCATCGCCTCGCGGATGTCGCTGCCGGCGTCCTGCAGGTTGGCGATGGCCGCCTGGAAATACGGCTTGGCCTTGGCGTAGGTCTTCTCGTCGAAGGCCGGGCCAGATCCCAGCTTGCCAGGGCCGCCGAACAGCTCGCCGAGGCCGTCGATCGCGTTGCCGAGGGCCTTGGCGCTGTTGAGCGCGGCGCTCGCGGCGGCCTGCGTCGCGGTGCGCTCGCCTGGCTGGCTCTTCTTGCGCTGCTGCTGGGTGACGAAGCTCGGCAGCACGTACTTCGTGCCCGGCTCGTTGGGCACCTGCGGCGTCGCGGGCTTGCGCGGCGCCGGCGCGGGTGCCGGTGGCGCGGCGGCGGCTGTCTCTTCGGCCAGCAGCTCGTCGAACATCGCGCCCAGGTCGTCGTCGGCCGGCTTCTGCGCGGCAGGTGCCGCCTCGTTGGCGGCCTCGCCCCGGTTGCCGACCGGCAGCGTGTCGTTGCCGGCGGCCTTCTTCGATTGCAGCAGCTTGTGCAGGCGCCAGGCCGTCTCGTATGAGTCCTTCGAGGTGCGCTCGATGTCGAGGATGGCCTGCTGGTCCTCGTCGGTGAGCCGGCCCTGCCGCTCCATTCGCTTCAGCTCTTCGGCGGCCAGGCTGATTTCTTCCAGATTGGCCTTGTGCATGTGGCCCATGCGCTCGTCCGCCTTCTTCGCGTCATCGCGTTCGGCCCGCGCGTTTTCCAGCGTGCCCGGCGTCTCGGCGGCTGCGTTGACGCGATCGGCCTCGGCGTTGAAGCGCTTCGCCAGCTCCATCGCGAACGCAGTCGGCCGCTTCGCCACGGCGGCCTCGCCGCCGAACTCGGTAACGAGCTGAGACTTGATTTCCTCCTGCTTGTCGTAGCCGGTCGGCTTGTACTTGTAGGCCGCCTTGACGTTGCGATCGGCAAGCTCCCAGGCGTGTTGCGCTCGAATCTTCGCGTCGCTCCAGCCCTCGGTCAGCGCGTGCTTGCGGGTTTCGAGCCAGTCGAGCGGGACGCCCGTGCGCTTGGCTACGTCGGCGATGGCGGGTTCGCCTGCCCCGAAATCCCACGAGACGATCGCGCGCTCGATGGCGGCCTGCTTTTCCTGGCCCGGACGCCCACCGGCCGGGCCGACCGTCGTGGTCGCACCATCCGACTGCTTCTTGACGACCCACGTGTCGCGTGCGTCGCTGTATTCGATCCACGTCACCTCGCCGAAGCGCATCACCTTGCCGCCGGCTTCGAGCTGCGCCACCACTTCGTCGCGGGTCGCCTTCTCGCCGTTGATCGGCGCTGGCTCGGGCGCCTTGTCGGGCTCGCGGCTCAGGCGCTCGAACACCGCATGCCGCTCCGCCGCGTTCAGATCGTCCAGGTGCGGCTTGCCGGTGATCAGCTTGCTCAGCGCCATGAACTTCCGGTCGCGGCTCCACTTGATGCCCTTCTGGTCCGCCATCGCGTGGATGTCGGCCACGCTCGGCGCAGTGGACGACGCGGGAGCCGGCGCAGGCACTTTCGTCCGCTCCTCCTCGGTGGAGGCTGGCGTCGCAGCGGATGATTTCCCTGGGGGCGCCGACATGGGCGACGTCACGCCCTGGGGACTGCTTGCATTCGCGGCCGGCGCGTCCTCCTCGACGCCGTAGAGCTTCATCGACTTGCCGAAGGAGCCGGCCGCGCGGATCGCGTCGGCGGCCTGCGCATTCGTCGCGGCGGCGGGCACGCGCACCGGATCGCCCGAGTCGAAGTCGAGCAGCTCGTGGCCCTCATGCCAGGGGGTCAGCGTGCCGTCCTCGTTCGGTCGCAGCTCGATGGCGCTCTTGCTCTTCGGCGTGGGGCCGGCGTAGCCCATGACGCGGGCCGCGGGTGCCTCGGCCGGCGCGGCAGCGGGCTGGTAGAACGGCTTCGAGGTGTCGCCGGTGGTCAGCCAGGTGTGCAGGCCGTCCATCGTCGTCGTGCTGATGTGGCCGAGGCCCTTCCAGCCCTTCGGGTAGTTCGAGAGGTACGCGGCCTTCGCCTCGGCCTCGTTGTCGTAGCCCACCAGCACCTTGTGCTCGTCGGGCGTGCCGTCCTCCTTCACCTGGTCGACGACGAAGGCCACGCCGTCGTAGTTCTCGGGCGTGTCGGGCTTGGACAGCACGTCCATGCGCTCCTTGTCCATGCCCTTCAGGGGCTGGCCGTCGCGGCCCTTGATGCCCACCAGGTAGCCGTAGTGGCCGCCCACCATCTCCGATGTCCACTGCTCCGGCGCGTCGGTCTTCGACTTGCGCTCGCTGCCCTGCGCGTTCTCGACGGACTGGTTCAGCACGCCGAGCTTCAGGTGCCCCATCTTGTAGTTGCCGGCGTCCTTCTGCGCGTCGGTCGGCTCGGGGCGATCGTTGGTCGGAGAGGTGGCCGAGTCGTGCGCGGCGATGTCGCTCGGTGTGACTTCCGCGGGCTTCTTGCCGAACAGCTCGGCGATGCGGTCAACCGCGGCGTCCTGCGGGGTGGCGGGCGCGGGAGCCGGCGTCGTCACTTCCGCGGCCTGATTCGTCTCGGATTCCGGGGGTTTCGTCTCTTCCTGGGCCCCTGTCGTCTCTTTTGGGGCCCCTGTCGTCACTTCGGTGCCAGATTCGGCACCACGCATGCGCTCCATCAGGCCGAGGAACTCGCGCGCCTCGTCGTGCGTCAGCGGCTGGGGTTCCTGCGCGGCGACCTGGATGGTGTTGCCGTCCAAGTCCTTGATCGTGGTGGCGGGCGCCCCGCGGGCCTTGCGGCCGAGCACCTCGATGCGGTTCAGCTCCTTGGCCGACAGCGGCGCGGTGGCCGGGTCGACCGGCGGGGGTGCAACGGCCGGTGCGGCGTCGAGCGTGTTGAGTGCGTGCGGGTCGACATGGCCGGCCACGCCGCCGCGCGCATCGAGCGCGCCGATGAAGCGCTTGTAGAACGGGCCCACGTCGTAGAGCGGCATGCCGGCGGCCGTTTTCTTGGCCTCCTTCACCGCGTTGGGATTGACGCCGTACTGCGAGGCGAGGCCTTCGAACACCTTGTCGCGCTGCTTGCGCTGCATGTCGGGCGGCTCGTCGGCCAGCACCGGCTCCACGTGAAACCCTGCGATGTCGGCCACTTGCCAGGGCGTCGGGTTGCGCAGGTTCGCGGCGTCGATCGCGGCGGCGATTTCGCGCGCCGGGCCGGCCGTCTCGTGGCCCTTGGCGATGTGCACCAGGTGCGGCCCGGACATGCTGACACCCATCGCCGCGCCGAGCAAACCGGACGACGCCAGGTCTTTCGTCAGCGGCGTGTCCTGCTTCTGCACGTACTTGTCGACGATGTTCTGGCCGAACTGCGAGGCCACTTCCTCGCCGCCCTCGGCCAGCGCCGACGCCGTGATCGCGCCGCCGCCAGCGATCAGGCGTTTGAACGTCTCGGTGATGGCCGCGCCGCGCAGCGGTTCGGGAAGCGCCTTGAGCGCGTCCTTCAGCTTGTCGAAGACGTGCAACGGCAGGTGCTCGGTGGCCCACTCGATGCCGCCCTTCGTCACTGCGGCCGTGCCGCTGTCGCCCTGCTGGTAGCTGCTGCCGGCCTGCTGCGCGCCCATCGCGGGCAGCATCACCGCACGCAGCTCGGGTGCCATCGCCGCGAGCAACTGCTGGCCCATCTGCGGCGCCTGCGCGGCCATGTTGATGGTCAGCCACGGGATGAACTTGTCGTTGTCCCAGGCCTCCTTCATGCCCTTGTCGCCGCCACCGCCGGCCGCCGCTGGCATGTAGTCGGCTGCGGCGCGGGCGAAGTACTCGGTGCCGGGCACGTTGGCGGTACGCGCGAGCGCCTTGAAGCCGAGGTTCGTCAGCACCGGGTTGACGGCAATCGTGTTGAGCCATTCCGAGGCCGCAGCCGGCGCGTTCAGCAGACTCATGGCCTGCGCGCCGCCCGAGCCGAACGCACTGGCGATCGGGTGCGCCTCGGCCCAGCGCTGGCGGCGGGCGCTCTCGATGTCGTCGAGGCCCTTCTGCGGGTCTTCGAGCGCCTGCTTGGCGCGCTCGTCGCCGAGGCCGGCGGCCAGGTCGCGGCGCTTGGCGATGTCCTCGGGCGTGGTGCGGTCCATCACGTCGCCATAGGTCGGCGTGATGTCGGGGAAGCGCGCCGTGTCGCGTGCCAGCACGGACTGCGCGGGAGCCAGCGGCTGCGGCTGCGGCGCGGGCACCACGTGCGGCGCGTTGATCAGCTTGCCGGCCAGCGCCTCGTCGTCCGGGTTGATCGGGGTGGCGTTCTGGCGGTTCACGTCGGCCAGGATCGACTGGGCGGCGCGGCCGTAGATGCCGGGGCTCGCGGCGTAGGCCTGCAGCGCGGCCAGGCGCTTTTCGGGCGGCGCCTCGGCGAGCTTCGAGCGGAAGGCCGCGATGAAGTCGTCAGAGAGCGCGCCGTCGCCGGCCGGGTTGCGTGTCGGCTGCTGCGTCACGCGATCGAGCACCGAGCCGCTGTCGGGGGTCGCGTCGACGCCGCTCCAGGTGCCGCCGAAGCGGCCACGCGGGCCGGCCAGGCCGACCGAGGCGGGTGCTGCGGGCGCCGCCGGAGCGGGTGCCGTGGTGTCGGCCAGCGGCGGCTGGTAGCGCGCGTCGCCGCTGCCGCGACCCGGGCCGGCGTCGGACGGCTTCATGTCGGCCGGCAGCGCGTGCTTGCCGTAGCCCGAGGCGCCATAGAAGCGCGAGCGCGTCGTGTCGATCTGATCGGGCGCCAGCTCGGGCGCGACGACCTTATCGAAGAACGCCTGGCGAACGGTGTCCTTGTCGTCGTCGGCAAGGCTCGCGAAGTCGGGGGACTTCGCGATGTCGGCCCATTGTTTTGCCATGGCTAGAAGCCGAACTTCGTGGCCGCCGCGTCAGCGGTGAGCTTGCCCTTGCCCGGCTGCTGGGGCTTGCTGGCCTTCACGTCGTCGGTGCCCTTCAGGCCGGTGCGGCGCTCCAGGTCGGCACGGTTCTGCGCGATGCCTTCGCGGTCCTGATCGAACTTCGCCCGACGTGCCTCGTACTCCTTCTTCAGCGCCGCGCGATCGGCCTTGTTCTGAGCGCGCGACTCGTCGGTGGAGGTGAGCGGATCGTCCTTGAGGGTCGTCAGCTCGGCCCGGTAGTTCTGATCGGCTTCGGCCTCGCGCTTGGCGATCTGCTCTTCCTTCTTGTCGATCAGCTCCTTGGTCGTCTGGTAGTAGCGGCGCTGGCCGGGCGTGAAGCTGTCGAGCCCGACGCTGCCGCTGCCGGCACCACCACCGCCGGCGCCACCGCCACCACCCGGGCCCGCGAGGCCGCCGCCGCTGTACTTCGTCGGCTGGCGCGCGAGGCCGACGCGCTGCGCCAGCGCGGCAGCGTCCACCAGCGACATGCCGGGGTTGTCTTCCATGATCTGCCGGGCGGCATCCAGCGGGTCGCGGAACTCCTTCGGGTTGTCGAGCACCTGCGGCTCGCCGATGCGGTTGCCGTCCGCTTCGACCTGGTAGCGCAGGCGCTTCTCGCCTGCCTTGATCGTCACGTCCTCGAACTGCTTCTTGCGCGGCGTGATGCCGGCGCTCGCGGCCAGCTTCGAGAAGTTCTCATCGTCACCGTGTGTGTCAACGTACTCCTGCAGCTTGGCCTGTGCGTCCGGGCTCTCGTTGAGGTGCTGCGCGAGCTGCATCTGGTTGGAGATGTAGTCCTTCACCTTGTCGAACGACACCGGCAGCGGCCTGGCGTCCGGGCCGCTGCCGCGCCCTTCGGTGAGCGGCGCGATGTAGTAGCCGGTGACGCCGGGCGGCGCGCCGGACTCGGGCGGCAGCGTCGGGCCGGCCTTGCCGTTGTTCACCCACACCTTGAGGTTGACGATGCCGTGCGTCGGCGGGCCGGCGTCCTGGCCGGGGGGCGTCGGCTGACCATCGGGGCCGACCGTGGGCACCGGGACCACGCTGTCGATTTCCTTCTTCAGCACCTTGCCGCGCCCGGTCTGCTCGCCCACGCCCTGGTTGATCTGTGGCGCCAGCGCGTAGTTGAGGCCCTTGATGATGCCGGCCTGGTCGCCCTTGTCGAAGGCCTGGATCATCCGGCCGCCGTTGGCCTCGATGGGCGACGGCTGATCCGGCGCGGGCCGCACCCAGTCGGCCGCGTTGATGCCGGTGCCCTCCTTGAGGTAGGTCGCCAGCTCGTCGGGCGTTGCGGTGCCCGCGGCAACCTTCTGCGCGCGTTCGGCGCGTGCGGCCTTGATCGCGTCCAAGTCGGGCGCGCCGCGCTGCGTCAGCACCTGCTGCCGGGCTTCCTGGTTGGCCTTGTAGCTTGCCGCCCAGTCGGCTTGCTCAGCCTTCGTCAGCGTCTCGCCGCGGTTGATGCGCGCTTGCAGGCTCGACACCAGGTCGGCCCCCTGCGCTTGCACCGCACCGGCCGTGTCGGAGAGTTGCTGGCGCTCGAAGGTGCGCTGGCGGTCTTCCTGCGCCTGCGCATCGAGCCCGGCCTGGCGCGCGTCGGCGGCGTCCTGGCGCCGGTTCGAGCGCTGCTGCTGATCGAGCTGCATCGCCATCCGGAAGCCGGATTCGAGGCCTTGCGCTGCTCCTTGCCATGCTGAAGGCATGTCCGCCTCCTAGAAGAGTTGCGAGCCGAGGGCTCCGACGAGCGCGCCGATCGCCATGCCCCACGGGCCGCCGACCGAGCCGTACTGGGCGCCGAGCGCCGCACCGCCGACCGCGCCGACCGTCGTGCCGAGCTGCGTCTTGGCCTGCTTCTCCTGCTGCGCGCGCTGCTGGTTCTCCAGGTTGCGCCGCTGCTCTTCGTCGGCGGCCTGGCCGAGCAACTTGGTGGCGAGGCCCTCCTGCTGCTGGCCGAGCGAGGCGAGCCCCGGGCCTGCCGCTGCCGGGCCGCGGATGCTGGTGCCGAGTCCGTAGGTGCCGCTGTCCATCATCACGAGACTCCCGAGAGGCCGCCGATGCGTGGCGTGGGGTTGCCGAGGATCGACTGCTGGCGCGCCACCGTGGCATCGCGCGCGGTGTTCTGCGCGTTCACGTCGGCGAGGCTTCGGGCCAGGCCTGTCGAGCGGGTCGATGCCGCCTGCTCGTCCGGGCTGAGCGTGAGGCCGAGGCCGGCGAGGCGGCGCTGCGTCGCCGCTGTGCTGTTGTCGAACGCGCTGTTCACGTCGGCGCTCGCGCTCTTCATCGCATCGTCGACCGCTGTCGTGCTCATCGCGTACTTGATGAGGTCGTTCTCGTAGGGCACGTAGTTCGTCACGTAGCTCTGCCACTGGTCGCGCGTGAGCTGCGCGAACATATCGTTGGCGGTGTTGGAGGTGCTTGCGTCGTCGCCGCCGAAGAGGCCCTTCAGCTTGGGCTGAAGAAATTGCCGCCCCGCCGCATCAGGGTTCCACAGGTACTCGGCGCTGCCGCCAAAGAATCCGCTCATGATCAATACCCCGCTTGTGGATTGGTGACGAATTCGTCGTCCTGCGCACCGAGCACCACGGAGGAGCCGCCGCTCGGCAGCGTGCCGGAGAGGCCTGGTTGGGCAGGCCTCAAGCTGCTCGCGTAGCCGTAGCCGGCCGCGCCCGCGAGCGTGCCGGCGAGCTGGTACTGGCCGGCCCGATCGGCCAGCGCCTGGTCAGCATCAGCGGCGGCCTGGCGCCCACTGAGCGCTGCGGATGTCTGCAGTCCGCCGATGGCCGTCGACTTCTCGCCGCGACCGAGTGCCGTGACGGCATTGAGTCCCGAGACATACGCATCGTCGACCGCGGAATTGGCCGCAGTCTCGGCGAGTCCCATCGAAGTCGCGCGGTCGCTCTGCAGTCCGGTGAGGCCGAGCTTCTGCTTGCTGCTGCCGAGCTGGCCGGAAGTGGCGGCCGTGGCGTCGAGCCTGTCGGCGGCCTGGCCGAAGCGGGCCGTCGTGTCGATCGCGGCCTTGGAGACGGCCTGGCGCCGCTGGAAGGAGTCCGGGGCACCGGCCTCGGTCACGCTCTTGGCGAAGCGCTGTTGCACCGGGAGCCATCGCGCCTTGAAGTCCTGCATCTGCTGCACGCCGACTTCGGCCAGCGCGCGCTCCTTCGATGTCTCTTGCACCTGGCCGCCACCCTTGCTCATGGAACGCTCCTGTTGAAAACCCCCCTGCTCCAGCTCCACTCGGGACCGAGCAACTTGCTCCAGCCGGGCCTGTCCGTCTGAAAGCTCATGCGACTCGCGCCGAGTTCTTTCGCGATAGTGAGCATGTCACTCTCTCGCTTATTGAATGCACCTGACGGACAGGTCGACACGGCGAGCAGGACGCGCATCTCGAAGCCGCCGCCTTCGAGTCCGATCGCGGTGATCAGCACCACGCCGTCCGGGCAGCGCATGAAGGTCGCCCCCTCGGCGCGGCAGCGCGTCACGAACTCGTCCATCACGGCCCTCACCGAGCGCGTGCGGCCCCAGCGCTTGAGCACGAGCGGCAGACATTCGTCGAGGTCGGCGAACACGAAGTCCGTTCCGGCGATCATCACGCCACGCCGATTTCGCCCTCGCCGCTGATCGTCAGTGCGTTCGCGGTGTTCGAGCCGCCGACCAGGAAGTCGGTCGACGCGAGTCGCGCGCCGCTGCTGTACCAGTCGATCGAGTCGTTCGCCGGCACGTTCGCGCTCTGCCACACGAACTCGGTGCCCGCCGCGTTGGCGCCCGTGGCACCGACCCACAGCGAGACGGTGGCGACCGCACCCGTCTTGTTCGTGACGCGCAGGTGCTTGAGCGTGATGAAGTTCGGCGATGCACCGGCATTCACGCCACCGGCCGCAGTCGGCGGATTCAGCAGGTTCGTCGTCAACACGTTGGTGAGCAGGACGGGGCCGAAGCGGAATTGCTTGTTCGTTGCCATGAGAGGCTCCTGGGATCAGTTGAGGGCCGGGGCTTGGCCGTTGCTGAGCGCCTGGCCGTCGGCCTTGAGGTGTTCCGGGTCGACATCGAGCGGCTGCAGCTTCGCGAGCTGGTCTTTCAGCGCCCTGTTCTCGGCGTTGACGAGTTCGAGCTGCGCTTCGAGCTGGGCGCAGCCGTTGAGGGCGGCCTCGCGCTGGCGGGCGAGCGCGTTGAGGGTGGCCTGGGCCAGTTTGTCGTCCATTGCATGCGTCCTTTCAGGGTGCAGGTGGGGGTGCGGCCGTCGCGGCTTCGGCCGCGTCGCGCTTGAGCGCAAGGTCGATGTAGAGGCTGTTGAGCAGCACGTAGATATCGAGGTGCGAAGCCGTCGCCCCCGTGGGCGCGCCGGTGGTGGGATCGAGCAGCGCAAAGGTCTCGCCTGGCATGAAGCCCGAGCCAACGTTGCCGGTGGTGATCTTGATGGTGCGGTCCCCGATCACCATCACGTCCTCTTCCTCGAACAGGATGCCGCTGCCTGCCGGGTCGCCATAGGGGTTCTGCAAGTGCACGGCGAAGGCCCTGCGATGCGTCGTGGCCTCCTCGGTGCTGGATCGGTAGTCGGGCATGTCTGCTCCTTCAGGTGTAGATGCCGAAGTTGATGAGGCGAGTGCGGATGTCGTTGACCAGGGTGATCGTGTCGGCCAGGACCGTCGCGGCGGGCGGCGCGGCGACGTTGGCGACGGCCGCCTTGCCGTTGATGCCCAGGCCGGCGCTCAGCGTCACGGTGCCGGCGGCGGCGACCGCGATGCGTGCGGTGGCTCCAATGTTGAAAGTGAGCGTCGAGCCGCGCACGATCAGCGGCAGGAAGGCCGCGCCGGTGCGGTTGTAGGCCGTCACGTAGCCGATTCCCCCCGTCAGCTCCAGCTCGACGCCTGAGCCCGTGGTCGCCGTGCTGGCGCCCATCGCGCGAACCACGCCGCTCACGTCGAATTTGCCGCTCGGCGTCATGCCGATCCCGACATTGCCGCTCGTGTCGATGCGCATGCGCTCGGTGCTGCCGGTGCCGAAGAGCATCGGCCCCGTCGTACTGATGCCCCACACCATCGTCGCGTAGGCCGTCCCGGTGATGCTGCCGACCGAGCTGTCCTGGCCGAGATAGAAGCTGCCCCCGGTGTTGTCGGCGCGCAGGTAGGCGACGTTGGTGCCGGTCGTGGACTTCGCGACGATCTTCGCGGCGGCGGCCTGCACGTCGAGCGTGAATCCCGGCAAGTTCGTGCCGATGCCGAACTGGCCGCTGGTGTCGAAACGCGCACGCTCAACCCCGTTGGTCTGAAAGAGAAGGGCACTGGCTGAGCTGGTGCCCACGATGCCCAGTCCGGAGTCGACGAACAGTCTGAGCTTGACGCTGGAGTCCGAGCTGACGCTCTGAATGACGCCGCCCGTGGATGTCGTGCCACCTTTGACTTCGAGCGTGGCGTAGTTGACGCCGTAGTTCTGCGGCGCCGTCGAGTTGATGCCGACGTTGCCCGCACTGTCGATGCGCACGTTTTCGGTGTTGTTCGTGCCGAAGCGCAGCGCGTGCGCGCCCTCGGTGTAGATCACCGCCGAGTCCGTCACGCCGGTGCTCGCGGCGAGCCGCAGGTTCACGCCGTAGGTCGTGTTGCTGATGCGCACGCTCGAATCGGGCGATCCGACGCCGATCACCTGCAGCCTGCCCGACGTGGCGGTGGGGCTGGCGCCGATGCCGAGCTGGCCGGCGCTGTCGATGCGCAGGCGTTCCGCGGCGTTGGTGGCGTCGTAGATGCGCAGGCTGTGCGCCGAGCCGATGCCGGCGTCGATTGTCCAGGCCGAGGGGCCCGCGGTGGCCGACAGGCTGATGCCCGCGGTGGTGGAGGCGCCACCGGCGGTGAGCACCAGGTAGGCCCGGCCGGTGCTGACGACATCGAGCACATCGGTCACCGCGCCGGCCGTCTTGCCGATGCCCAGGCGCGTCGAGACGGCCGCAATGCCGGTGCTGCCGAGGATCGAGAACGAGCCGTTGTCGGTCTGCAGCGTGAGGTTCGTGCCGCCCTCGGCGCGCAGCAACGCCTGCGATCCGGCGGCGAACTGCAGGTAGCCGGTGCGCGTGGTGTTGGTCGACTCGTAGCCGCTGACAAAGGCGCTGTTGGCGACGATGCGCAACGCCTCGTTCTGTGTGTTCAGCAGTGGCCCGGTCATCGTGTCGCCGGCCTTGCGCACGAAGAGCGTGTCGCTCAGAAAGGCCATCGAGCCGAGCGTGCGGCCGAAGCCGACGAACTGGCCGTCCTCGCCGTCGTCGCCGTCGACACCGAACGAGATGCCTATCGGGCCGCGCGCGCCGTCAATGCCGTTCGTGCCGTTTGTTCCGTTTGTGCCGGGCCGTCCAGGAAGCGGAAAGCCGTCTTCGGCCTCTTCCGGATCCAGAAAAATAGACATGCCGGGTCGGCCTGCGGCGCCATCGATGCCGTTCGTGCCAGCGGCGCCAGCGCGCCCGGGAATCGGGAAGCTGTCGTCACCGTCTTCGCCATCGATGAACAGCGAGATGCCCGGCCGGCCATTGATGCCCATGGTGCCGTCGCGGCCCCGCAGGCCAGGCGGGCCGTCTTCGCCGTCCTCCACGTCGTCGCCGAAGAGCACCACCAGGTGCTCGGGCGTCGGCACGGCGGCCTCGTCGGCGACGAGCTTCGCGAGCGCATCGAGGTCGGCCTGCAGGTTGAACACCTGTTGCTGCAGCGCCGCCGTCTTCGCCGCGCCCTGGCCGCTCGTGAGCGCCGTCTGGCCGGCGAGCTTGCTGGTGCCGGTGACCTGGCTGTCGATGCGCCCGAGACTTTCGCGGATGTTGTCGAGCGCATTTTGCAGCGCCCGCAGCTCCAGCTTGTTCGGCGTCTGGTACGGAACGATCCGGCCGCCGGTCGTCGCCATCAGCGCAGCTCCTCGACTTCCTCGGCGGCCTGCGCGCCGCGCACGGTCGACGTGCCCATCAGCTCCAGCTCGAAGTCGTCATGTGCATCGAGCGTCGGGATCGTGAACTCGCGCATGTCGCTGAGCACCTGCTCGTGCAGCATCAAGCCGTCGCCATAGAGGCGCACCAGGACGTTCTCGAAGCCGGCGGCGCGCACCTGCATCACCTGCATCGCTGTCGGGATCGCCATCAGGTTGAGCTTGCCGCGCCACAGGAACACCATGTCGCTCGCGCCGGCGTCGAACTGGTACACGCGCACGCTGCTCGGGGCGACCGCGGTGCTCGCCAGCGGCAGGTTGCTGTCGGTCGGCTCGCTGTTCACGTCGAGCAGCGCATAGAGGGCATCGGTCAGCGGGTCGACGTGCACGGCGTTGGCGTGCCAGGAGAGCCGGATCAGGCCGAAGCCGCCCTGCTTCGTGTCGAGCGCATAGCCGGCGTCGGGCGTCGGGCCGGCGACGAAGAAGAACAGCACGCCGTCGTGCACCGCGCTGATCAGCGACGAGGGCTGCAGCGCCTGCCACTGCCGCTTCGTGAAGATGCCCGCCGTCACGTTGGTGACCTGGCCGGCCGAGCCACCGCAGACCATCAGGCCGTCCGGGCTCGCGTAGACCACGCCCACGTCGGGCATGAAGGTCATCGAGCGCTTGGAGACGCAGGCCTGTGGGTCGCCTGGCTTGCTCATCGAGTAGCTCTCGGGCGCGTTGCCGGTGGCGGTGTAGAGGAAGCTCTTCGTGCCGATGACAATCGTGTTGTCGATGTTGGCGATCGCCACGATGTCGGTGTCGACGTTGAGCCGGTAGGCCACCGGCCAGGCGTGCGGTCGGCCGGCGGCCGACAGGCAGAGCTGGTTGCGCCGAAAGCCCGCCATCACCGCGTTGGGCAGCGCGATGATGCCTTGCAAGTCGGGCGGCGGAAGATCCCAGTCGTCGGACGCCAGCGGGTCCGAACTGGCGATGTCCGAGTCGTCCTTCGTGTCGACGTAGACAGCCAGCGAGAGCGCAATCTCGTCGACCAGCACGTAGATCGTGCCCGTCGCACCGGTGACCGCCCGATAGATGCGCTTGGTGGCGATGCCGTAGGCCGCATCGGTGCCCGCGGGCGTCGTGGTTGGCGTGGTGACGTTGACCGCGATGCCGTCCGGGCGCAGCACCGTCGCGCTCGCCGGGGACGGCGGGGACTCTTCGGCCAGGTCGTTCACGAAGGTGTAGACGTAGCTCGTCGCGACGTTCTGCGCGACGTAGTTGGTGCTGCCGCTGCCCTTGATGTGGAAGTTGTCGAAGAACAGGTTGAAGCGGTCATCGCTGCGCGTGTACGCCGCCCCGCAGTAGCCCCCGTTGTCGAAGTTGTTCGTCGCGGTGCAGGTGCCGAGCAGCGTGGCACCGTAGTACAGCTCGGCGGCCACCGTCGAGGTGCCATCGGACTTGGCTGTCTTCGTCGCCTTGATCGTGTACCAGAAGCCGTGCTGGATCGTGCCGGAGCACACCGCCTGCGCGACGCTGCTGCCCTGCCCTTGCGCCCATTCGGAGCCGGTGTTGATGTAGAGGCCCAGGTTCGTGCCCGTCTGGCCGGTGATGCCGATCCTGCACCCCGAGCCACCGGCGTCGGCGCCGAAGACGATCGCGATGTCCGAGCGATCGTTGCCGCCCGAGTCCTGCACCATCACGTCGACCGAGATGGTCGCCACCATGGTGTTCGCGATGCCGAAGTCCCGATAGAAGTAGACGGCGTTGCCTTCGTTGTTCTCGCACTGCAGGGTGTAGCTCGGCGCCGGGTTCCCCTGGCCGGCGTCCTGGAACACCAGGCGCGTGTGGTCGCTGCTGTTCTCCTGTCCGGACGAGACGATCCAGTTCTGGCCGAGCCCGTCGCCTGCGTCCGTCACGTCGACCGAAAAGGTCAGCGGATTCGGGTCGGTGCCCACGGTGAGCGTGGGTGCGGTATCGGGGGGTGGAACACCGAGCGGGCGTGTCGCCACCGGAAAAGGTTCCACCCCAGTCGTCGCCATCGCGTAGTTCGTAAACCGGGGAGTCGCATAGAAGCCCGGGCTCGTGAGGTAGGTCCGAAAGGTGTCGTCGCCGGGTATCACGCCGCGCGCCACGTCGACCTGGGCGTTCCAGCTCAACCAGGCGCCGTTGAGCAGGTAGATCGTCTGCACGGTGCCGGCGTTGGCGAGCGTCTTGGCCAGCAGGAACTGGCGCCAGCTCTCCAGGTCGCCGGTCTGCAGCCGGCAGTTGATCGCGAGTTGCGCGGCGTTGTCGGGCAGCAGTCTCGGGGAAGTCTTCGGAGACTCTCCGCGGAATGTCTCTGCGGCGATCCGCATCAGAAGACCCCCTTGGCGTCGGGCGGCTTCACCGTCGTCGCCCGGCCCTTCTTCCAGGTGTCGAGCACGCCGTTGTAGAGCCCGAGGAAGGCGTTCGTCTTCGTCAAGTCCTGGCGCTTGGTGCTCTTCGCGTAGGCCAGCGCGTTCGTGTAGGCCCACAGCGCGGTGTCGAAGGCCGGCGAGATGGGCACCTGGGCGCCGAGGGCGATCGGATCAGGCACCGCGCCGAAGACCAGCTCGACGGACGCTCCCGCCGTCGCGGGCGGCGACACCAGGAAGCTCGCCGGGTTGCGCGGATCGAAGAAGTAGTAGCCGACGTTCGCGCTGGCGGCGGCAGCGGCCCAGTTCTCCGTGGTGCGGCCGAACTCGCTGCTCTGCGCTTGCTGCACCGCGCCACCGGCCCCGTTGCGCGGGATGTCGATCAGCACCAGGCCACCGGCCGGCAGTGTCTGACGCACCCCGGCGACGAGGTTGGTCATCTGCGCCTTGACGTAGATGTCGAGCAGCGTGCCGCAGGCCTGCGCGATGCCCGCGTTGAGGTAGCCCAGCAGCTCGTCATCGGCCCAGGTCACCTTTGCCGCGTCGATCAGCGTGAGGCGCGAACGATCGACCAGCACTTGCGCGAGTGTCATGGGTGCTCCTTGCACCAGAGCGCCGAGCGCACCTGGCTGATGGCCGTCAGCGGCCAGGTGTGCATGCCGTGGCCCTTGTTCCACACGTAGCCGACCGCGGGCACGTAGGCGGCGCCGGCCTTCGCCAGCTCCCAGTACAGCAGCAGCTCGGGACAGAAGTGGCCCCGCGGCACGCGCTTGATCGCGTCCAGCGCCTCGGCGGTGCGGCACAGCGCGAGGTGATGCACCAGCATCGGATCGGCGCGATGCGCGGCCTGGCTGTAGGCCTGGCGCGCCGTCGTCTTCTCGGTGCCGTCGACATACCGGATCAGCTCGTCGGTGTAGGCGAGCGCCTGATCGGCGGCCACGCACTGATCCAGCGTCGCGACGTGATCGGCGAGCAACTCGTCGTCATCGTCGAGGAAGAAGAAATGCGAGGTCCGCACTCGCGCGACAGCGGCGTAGCGCGCGGCCTGCAGCTCGGCGGCGTTGCGGATGATCGAGCGGTGCGTGAGCACCTCGATGCCCACGAAAGTCGGCGTGTACGGCTGCGCCGACAGGACGATGGCGGTGATGCTCATGACGCGGTGTCCCAGGCGATCGGGCCGTAGAAGGCGTCGCCGCAGGTGTACTCGATGGAGTTCGAGCACACGGCGCCATCGACCGTGGCTGAAATCGTCACCAGGCCCTGCCAGTACTTGAAGATCGAGCTGCCTTCGGCGAGCGGCTGGCCGAGCGTGACGGATACCCGGCCGCCGGCCATCGGCGTGAGCACCGGCTGGGCAACATCCTGCGGATCGAACAGCGGCGACCAGGCGGCCGACCAGGCCAGGTCACCCTCGCTGTAGCCGACGACGCCGGCATAGAGGAACTGCCCGAGCGCCTGGCCGTAGGGGTCGACGCTCCCGGCATTACTTTGGGCGATCGTGCCGGCCGGGTTGTTGCCCGGCTGAGCCCATCCGATCGGCGGGCCGAGAGGCGGCGGTGGGGCGACCAGGGGCCAGGCTCGGTGCGACATGGGCGCCTCAGATGGGAAGGATGCGGGTGCGGATCGCCCCGGAGGAGCTGCCCGCGCGGTCGGTGGTCTGCGCGCCCGCGTTGAAGCCGCGCTGCATGCTCATGTGCGCCTGGTTGCACAGGCCGACGAACTTCGCTTCCTGCGCGCGGGCCTCCACCTTGTCGGTCCAGGGCGTGCGCGCCAGGTTCAGCAGGTACATCAGCGCGCCGGCCTGCAGCGCATAGTCCCAGGCGATCACCAGCGTCGCGTCGATGCTCGGGGCGTCGCGCTTGGGCTGCACGACTGCCGTCAGATTCACCTGCCAGGCCTGATTCGGCGTGCGATAGAGCGCCATCTGCCCCTCGGGGACGTACTGGTAGCTGTCGGGGACGCGCGGCGTGTCGGTGACCTGGTTCGGGTCCCACTCGCCGGAGTAGCCTTCGGTCAGCACGTCGACCTTGCGGCCGTCTTCGGTCAGCGAGGCCGCATGGATGCCGATCACGTCGGTGAATTCGTCGGGCGGCGGGATGGTGTAGACCACCTTGTCGGCCTCGGTGGTGAAGGCGGACGGCTTTTGCAGCCAGCGCGTCTTGCCGCAGAACATGCGTGCGGCGCGCAGGTAGGCGCCCTGGAGCACGATGCCGGGGGCTTCGCGACAGAGCAGCGTGATGTCGGTGAGCAGCTCGGCAATCGGCACCTGGGCCATGTCATGCACCTCCCGGCGTCGCGCCGTACTTGGGTTTGCTCTCGGCCTCGCTCTGCTTGTTCACGCCGAGCGTCGTCTCGGCGTTCTTGCGGTGCATCGCCGCGCGCTGCAAGTCCTGCTTGGGCGTGACGAAGCCGAAGCACTGCGCGAGCATCAGCTCCTTGATGGCGGTCTCGAAGTCGTCATCGATCGTCAGCGCGTCGGCGGGCGCGGCGAGCACCACCGGGCTGATGCCGTAGAGCCCGACGACCGAGCCGGTGCCGTTGTTCGGCGGATAGACGCTGAAGTGCTTGCGGTCCTTCGCGTCGGCGCAATACTCGCTCACCATCACCGTGGGCGTCACGCTCGGCCAGGCCAGCAGCGCCGAATCGAGCACCGCGGAGTCGACCAGGCGCACGCGCGGGCCACCGACATTGCCGTCCAGGCGCATGAAGACTGTGCCATTGGCCGGAATCGACTGCAGCACCCCGGCGACCAGCGGGATCGGGCCGCGCTTCGTGAACAAGTCCTGCCGCAGCCCGCAGCACGTGCGCTGCGCCTCGTTGGCGAAGTTCAGCAAGTCGGCATCCGACCAGACGATGCCGGGCAGCGGGTCGCGGAGCTGCTTGCGCACCGCGCTCATCACGTCGCTGACGAGGATGGTCATTCGACGCCGCCTTGCTGTTCCAGGAACTTGGCGCGCAGGTTCACCGGGTTCAGACGCGGATGCAGCCGGTAGCGGCGTGCCGCGCCCTCGCTGTAGACGGCCTCGTCGCTCATGTCGGCGAGTTCATCGACGCTCAGCATCCGGGGCGGCGTCGAGCCGGGGCCGGCCAGCCCCACGAGCACCGTGTCGGCGCCGATTTCCGCGCCTGCGCTGCGCGCACGCTCAGCGTCGATGCGCGCCTCTTCGTCAGCGCTCGGGGGCTCTTTCGGGGTATCGACCAGGCGCCACACGTCCGGGTGCGGCGCGAGCCTCGGCCACAGCGCCGCCGGATAGTCCTGGATGTCGCCCTTGCCGCTCCAGACGACGCCGGTGCCGGCGCGGCAATCGTCCTTCGCGCCGCGTTCTTCGGGCCAAACCAGCTCGACGCGGACGGTTTGCTCGCTCATGTGTGCGGCTCCTTGAAGGGCGGGCCCGAAGGCCCGCCGGTGCTTACTTCGGACCGACCTGGTTGATGCCCGCGATCATGTGAATCTCGGGGTTGCCCGCGATCCCGGCCGGCGCGACGCCGACCGTCAACATGATGTAAACGTCTTCCTCGAACCTGATCGGCTTGAAGGCGCATTCGAGGCGGCCGCCGGCCTGGCCGGTGGTTTGACCAGCCGCCGCGAAGTAGGCCGGCGCCGCTGCGAGCGAGCTGGCCGCGTTGACGGGCCGATAGCCGACGCTGAAGACGAAGGCCGCGCCGGTGTCGCTGTCGTCCAGGAAGAACTCCAGTTGGCAGAGCTGCGAGCCGGCAGGCAGGAGGAAGTCCAGCGTGTCGGCCGCCGCGGGGGCTGCGGCGAGCACGATCTTGTCGGTGACGAAGGCCGCGGTGCCGTCGACCCGCATGATCTGCGGTGCGAGGGCCTTGAGAGCTTTGACTGATGCCATGGTGAGATGTCCTCGGTTGGCTTGTGGGGAGGTGCACGAGCGGGCAGCGCGGCCCGCTCAGGGCATCAGACGATGCGTTTGCGCACCACGGTGTCGATCACGGCCACGCCGAAGTCGGTGGGCTCCAGGTCGCCGTTGAAGTTCGGCAGCGACCACCGCAGCTTTTGCTCCGAGCCGATGATTTCGCCCGCGAACTCCAGGTTGCGGTCGAAGTTCGTGCGGTGCTCCAGCAGCGAGTACGTCTCTTCGCTCGTCTGGTTCGCGCCCGACGCCGAGGCGAGCGCCTGGGCGCCCAGGAACAGCATGCGCGACACCTGGTAGTTCGCGGTGATGGCCGCGTTGACCACTTGCGCGCTCTCGGTGCCCGTCAGCCGGTTGGCCGCGGTCACGATGTTCACGCTGTCGCTCGCGTTGAAGCGCACGGCGGTGCTCATCTTGCGGACCAGGATGTTGCGCCACATGATCGGCTCGCCCGAGAAGAGCGGATGGCTCTTCAGGTCGCCGTAGTTGGCCCGCTTCATCGCGTTCGTCTCGAACGTGCGCAGGTTGGTGGCACTGGTGTCGGTCACCAGGTCGTTCCACACCAGTTCGTCGACGAACAGGATGCCCTTGATCGGGTCATCGCCGGCCGCCGGGTCGCCCGGGATCGAGACGGGCGCCATGCGCGTGCTCATCTCGGCCCAGATGGCCGCGAACTCGTCGATCACGCCGAGCTTCATCGTGTCCGTCGAGACGATCGCGCCGAGCTGCTGGCCGCCCTGCACCAGGCTCGCGCCCGACACCACCCAGTGGCGGTTGTAGGTGGGTGCCTTGACGCTGTTGATCATCATCTCGGCGAACTCGGGGTCGGTCGCGAGCGGAAGGATCCAGTCGGTGCCGTCCTGCACGCCGCGGGCGCCCGCCAACATCGCGAGCGCCCGCTGCCACCGAAAGCGCGGCATGCCGCCCTTGAGCTGCATCAGGGCGTTCTGGCGCATCGAGTGGCTCGTTCGCTGCTGAGTCATCTTGCCGCCAGCCGACACCGGGAGCGTCGCCATGTCGATCTTGATGTCCTGCGAGCTGTACTTCAGCGCAGCGCCTTTGCCTTCGGCGTTCTGGTCGCCCATGATCGGGCGCAGCTTCACCACGTGTGCGCAGTCGACTTGCACGGTGTCACCCGGGCCTTTCGACAGCTCGTCGACACGCACGACGGGCATTTCGATGGTGCTCTGCTGCCGCAGCTTGCGCAGCGCGGCGTCCTCGCTGGGCATCGGGCCCATGAGGGACTTGAGCGGGGTCGGCTGGCGCACGGCCATTGCCGACAGGGCCTTGCTGTACTGCTTGACGGCGATTCCTGCGCCGCTTGCAACGGTGGTCACTGACATGGTGAAGTCCTCGAAGGGACTCCCCCATGGCTACTTCAGAGCTGGGGCAGCGAGGCCATGATCTCCTCGTCGGTTTTGCCTGCCTTCACCATCTGGTAGGGGTCCATGGGAGAGACGGATGCGGGTGTGGCCCCGCCCCTCAAGTCCCCGAGCGTCACCGGCGCTGCAGGGGAAGCAGCGGCGGCGGCGATGGCCCGTTGGGCCGCATCGAGGGCAGGGGCCGGAGCCGGTGCCTTCGAGGGGTCTGCAAGCGGTGTCTGCACAAGCGCGACGACTGCAGCGAGACGATCCTTCAGCGGTCGATCCTTCCACTCCGGTTTTTGCCGAAGTGCGGTGTCGAACGCGACGGCTTGTTCCCACTTGTCGCGGTGTTCAGCCAACGTATGCCAGTCGGACAGCGTTTCGTTCTCGTCCACAGCTTCCTGCACCGTATCGTCCAGCACGTCAGGCACGTAGGCCTTGGCTGGCGGTGGCGCGGGCGGCACGAGTGCGCGGAGTCGTTCAATCTCGGCTTTCTGCCGCTCGATGTGCGCTCCGACTTCTGGCGCGTACTCTCGAACGTCGTTGAGCTGGGTTTCGTCGGGCTCCTTGGGCGTCTGGTCGGTCGCAGCCGCGCTGCTCGCTTCCAGTTGCCGGCGCAAAGCCTCGTTCTCCTGACGCAGACGGCGTTCGGCTTGCCGGCCAGCGCGAAGCGCAGCCTTGGGCGAGCCACCATCCTTCGCCTCGGCGGGTGCCGGGGCCGGTGCTGCAGGGGCTGCAGGTGCATCAGCAGGTGCCGGGGCTGGCGCCGGGGCAGCGGGTGCTTCAGCAGGGGTCGGTGCCGGCGCAGGCGCTGGCGGATCGGTCCCTTCGGCTTGTTGGGCCGCCGCAGCAGCCGCCGCCTCTTGCGCATCGGTTTCCCGTTGCGCCTGGGCCAGCAGCTCCATGTCGTCCTTGTTGAACTCGGCTCGTGAGTCTTCCATCGCTGATCCTTGCCCTCGGCCATTCATACGGGTGGCGTCCCGAGGGCCCTGCGGCCCACCGTCCCCCGCATCCGCAGTCGCGAGTGGGACGAGTCCTCGCAACTGGCTGTCGCTCTCTCACTCGCCAGTGCAATAGAGCGACCAAATTGCACTGGGCTATTGCAGAAAGGATATGCAGGAGTCGCGGCCGGCGCGAGAGGTCGCATGCCTGTGTCCCTTGGTCGGCATGCTGGCGCCAGAGGTGCATGCGCGGCTACGCCCTTCTCAACGTCGACCGGGGATGGCTCGACAAAGAAACGGCATCTCAATCAGTTCGCGAAACCCATACCGTCGCTTACGAGTCGACGGCGGACAAGACCGTAACCCGCTCAAGCCGCAAGCCAGTACGCCGGCCTGAAGGGCGGAGTCGAGCACATCGTGGCATGAATGCCGACGAGCAATGGCACTTTCGATCGGGCGTGGCGGCAAGAAGAAAAGGCCCCGGCATCTGACGCCCGGGGCCGCGGTCATGGAATGATCAACCGAACAAGGTCAGTTGGCCGGGAAGCGACCGGCAATGCTCGCAAACGTGCTCAAGCCGGCCGTACCGGAATCGAACGTAGTCGCGAACGTGAACGCTCCTGGGATATGCGCAGAAGTGCATATCAAGCCCTCGAAGTGCTAGGAGAACACTGAGGCGGGGCTGCCCATCATGCAGGTGTACACTGCCCAAGTCGACCAAGACATGGTGATGGTGGCTCAGCCTCAGAACCAGACCAAGGCCGCTGGCTCATAACCGGCGGCCTTTGTCGTTTATTGCGCCCACGTAGTGGCGCTCCCTCCTTTCAAAGAAGATCGCCAATGTCTTCGGCTCTCGAATCGGAGATCTTTTGTAGCGCTTCGTCAAACCTCTCGCCCGGGATCCACATCCTGTTTCCAGTGGCATCCCTGTCGTTCTTGTAGACCTCTGCCACTTCAAAATCCAGAAGCTGGAGGTAGGCGTTAACCGGTGTCATTTTTGAGCCGATGCCCTTAGCGTGCGCTGCGCCAAGGACTTTCATTACTTCTTCGGACCGTGCGCCGCCGGATGCGCGGTAATCTCGCAGAAGGCGCAAGAGTTTCAGTGCGCTCTGCCTGGTCGACTCAGCGGGTGCAGGTGCAGGTGCTGGTGCTGGTGCTGGTGCCGGTGCCGGTGCAGCCTCTGTCGCGCGGGCCACAGTTGGCAACGACAAGTATGGAGCAAGTTGCTTCATCGCCTCGCCAAGATATGCCACGGAGTCCAGCTCTATCACGACTCCGCCAACGGTAATTCTTGTGCTCATGGAAGTCGCTCCTGACTGTGATCATGGCGCAATTCTACACGATTTGACTCTGTGATGGAGAACCGTACAGGCAGAGTTTTATACAGGCTGTATACAGGCTGTATGTAGCTTGCGAGACGGCGCTTGCCATCTTCTTCACTCTGCCATCTGCCAAGGGCGGAATCAGCGACATCGCCACGCGGATGCCCACCTACGCCGGAGGATCACCAGGTTCTGGCGCGATGACGGCCCGAGTAGCAGAATTGCATCCCCGCCAACGCACAATGGATGCTGTCTGCGTGCTCGCCGGGGTTGGATCACCACGGTGCACTTGCCCCTCTCCCGTCGTAAGGGGACCGCCGAAGGAGCACGAAGGTCTGCTGACTCGTAGCGGCAGGCCGCACGACGGGGCCGGGCCCCGCACGAACCTCCTCCGTGCTGGGGCCCGTGCCTTTCAGGCACAGCAATGGCCTACCGAAAAGGACCAACAGATGCACCCTCAGGTGCGCTCGGATCAGCAGGTTGTGCCCGGCGCCGCCGCGCAGGATGGCGTGCATCGCGTCGCGGAGTTCGCCCCTGAGCCAAGTCGTGTCCAGCACCACCGCGTCGAAGCTCGCGCGCCGGTTCGTCGTCTAACGCTCTCGCTATTTCGCGACGAACTTCGTCAGCGTTGCGTTCACGGTGTCGGCCACGTAGACGTCGCCCTTCGGACTCACGGCCACCATGTGCGCTTCGCCGAACTCGCCGAGCGCAGCCCCGGGCTTGCCGAGCACCGCAATCACCTTGCCGTTCTGGTCGAGCTTCAGGAGCTGCCCCGCGAACCCGTTGACCATGAAGATCGACTGCCGCCCGATCTCGAGGTCGCACGGCAGCCCCAGACCGGCTGGGGCAGACTTCGGGTTTCTCGCTCACGGCCCAGAGCTGAACCGCCTGAAGTCGCCCTGCCGATGAGTCAGCCCGCACTACGGTCGCCGTCGGTCGCCTGAAAGTATGCGGCTGGCGATGTCGCCTTGCGAAGGGACCTGCCAAACGACTTGGCGATCATCCGGTTCTGCGCGTCGATGAAGGCCCGCGTAGGAGATTACGCCCCCGCCGCCGAGGCACAATGCGGGTGTCCGCGTGCCCGCCGTCGTGCTTGACGGTGTACTTGCCCTTCACCCAGCGTAGGGGGACCGCCGAAGGGGCACGAAGGCCGATGAATCGCGGCCAAACGCATGGGAGCCGAGCCCCGCACACCCTCCTCTGTGCGGGGCTCGTGTCTTTTCGGCGCCGCAAAAAGCGGAACGGCAGCGAAGACGTGTCCGGCGGCGCGTTCATGCCTGCTTGCTCACGCCTGAGCGAAAACAGGCGCGGGGGCGGGTGCCACGCCGCGCGCCTTGGCCTCGTTCAAGGCGTCCGCGATCATCTTGTTCTGCGCATCGATGATCGAGCGATCGGCCTCGTCGGCGGCCTGCTGCGCCGCCAGCGCGTTAGCCTGCTGCGCCGCGACGGCAGTCTGCGCGTGGCCCTGCAACCCGCTGTCGGCGGTCGCGATCGAGTCGGTCGCCATGCCGTGGCCGAGCTGGATCACCTTGGCCTTGTTCAGCTCGGTGTCGCTGCGCGTCTTCTCGATGTTCGCAGCCTGCGCTTCGAGCTGCTGCATCGCGGCCTGCTTGTCCATCGCGGCTTTTTCCTGCGCCTGTTGCTCGGCGACTGCCTGCTGCTGCTTCTGCTGCGCGCGGTCGCCGGAAGTCGGCAGGCCGAGGGCGTGGCGCACGTCGTCGGCGCGCTCCATGCGATCGGGCAAGTCGGTCTGCTCGATGAAGCTCGGCGCGAGCACCGCGGCGGCCTGCGGCGAGGCCTGCGCGAGCGCCTGCACGATGGTCGCGATGTTCTGCTGCTGCTGCATGCGGTAGCTGGGCGTGTTCGGCACGTCGCCGAGGCCGACGCGCATCGGCGCGTCCGCCACGTTGTTCACCATGTCGCCGGTCTGCGGATCGATCGTGTTGAGCGTCACCACGCGGCGCGAGCTGCCGCGGCCGATCTTGGCCTGCATGTTCGGCATCGACCAGTCTTCGACGATCAAGTCGAGCAGGTTCTCGAACACCATGCGGCGCGAGTGCCGGTAGTTGTCGTTCAGGTCGCCCATCGCGACCGCGCCCTGTTCGATCAGCAGCGAGTTCGCGATACCAGAGGTGACGCCCGAGGCGGCCTGGCCGAGCTGCGAGCCGTAGACGCCCGGCACGTCCTGGATGAGCTGCTTGTCATCCTGCATCACGTCGATCTGCTCCTTCTGAAGCTGCAAGTCGGCGCCGATCTTGATGCCGTCGCGATTCTTTCGGTTCGCGTCGAGCACGATCGTCAAGTCGGGCCGCATCACCGCGTCGGCAATCTCGGCGAGGGAGTTGGCCTTCGTGTCGAGCGCGTCGTTGTCGACCTGGATCTGGCGTGCCTTCAGCATCCACTCGATGCGCAGGCGGCGCTTGTTGTAGCCGTCCTGCGGGCCGATCATGCCCTCCACCAGTCCATAGGGCGACTGGTCGGCGTCGTCGCGGTAGGCGAAGAACGGCACGTAGGGGAAATTGCGCCGCTTCGTGCCAATGTCGACCAGCCGATGCGGCCCGGCGAAGAGCGCCATGCGCACCTGGCGCGTGATCGAGCGGCTCACCATGGCGCGGCCCTGGCTGATAGCGAGCATGTGCGCCGGGTTGCGCTGATCGAGCAGCATGCGGCGCGTCGGCGAGAAGCTGATGACCAGCGCGTCGGCCGGAATCTTGTACCAAATCTCGTAGAGCTTGACGCGCTTCCTCGCGCCGTCGATCCACTCGGCCCGGCCGCGGTAGTTGCGATACCTCTGGTCGGCGTCGTACTGCTGGATCATCGTCTCGTCGAGGGTGTTGTCCCACATGAAGCCGCTCCAGCCGTTGGCCATCATGCGAAACAGCTCCTTGAAGCGCGGCATCGCGGCTTCGAGTTCGTCCAGATCGCCCCAGCGCTTGCGCGCGACCCAGCGCGCGCCGCGCAGCACCAAGTCCGGGTCTTTCCAGTCCCACCACATCTCGGAGCGATGGATGTCTTTCACCCGGTACGGGTAGTCGAGCGGATCGGCGTTGCGCGCGACCTCCACCCAGCCGATGCCGGTCGTCGCCTGGCCGAAATAGGCGTTCGAGACCGCCATGTCGGCATACGTCTCGCGCTGCGCCTCCTTCATGCGCAGGTTGAGCACGTCGGACACGTCCTCGATGTCGTCGTCGTCCGATTCGATCTTCACGTCGGTGCGCGTCTTCGCCTCGGTGCCGCACACCGAGCGGATCACACGGCCGATCAGGTTAGTCGGCCGCACCTCGCCGAGGCCTTCCTTGCGCGCGGTGTCCATCTGCTCGGGCGTGAACTGCTTGCCGTCGACATAGGCGGCGGCCAGGTCGGCGCGCTCGCGCCAATTCGGCTGGTCTTCGCAGTCCGACACCAGGGCCATCAGCCGCGTGAGGTTGAAGGCGCCTGCGCCCGCCTCGTCCATGCCGCGCGACGAGGCGGGCGTGTCGTCCTTGATCGGCGTGATGGTGCTCACGTTCGATGGAATAAGCATTTTGGCCATGGCAGACCTCAGTGAGTCGCGTAACCCATGCGGCGGCGAAAGCCGTCGATGTCCCGGTCGCGCGTGTTTGTCGTGCTGGTCAGCACCGTCACCCCCTCGCCGGCGCCGAGCACCAGGTACTGGCCGGCTTCGCAGGGGTGCGAATACTGGTTCTTGTCGGGCAGATCGCGCCACCTATCGGAGTTGGCGACCTTGATGCGCTTGTAGGCGTAGCCGCCCTGCAGGCCCTTGCGGGTCACGCGGCAGTCCGGATGGATCAGCATGCCGGGCTCGCCGTCGATGAACCGCTTCATCGGCGCGCTGAAGGCCTCGGCGCGCAGCACGAAGTCGTTGTTCCCGGGCGCCGGAGTCGCGTAGATGCCCTTGTGGCCGAGGAGCTGGAACGTCGTGCGCTCGTCCACGTCGCCGGCCTGGCGCTGGCCGCCGGCCGGGTCGCCGAAGATGCCGAGGATCGGCCAGCCCTGGTAGTGGCGCGCCATGAAGAGGTTCAGCTCGTCGGCGAAGCGCAGGATGCCAGTGCTCTCGGTCACCAGCTCGTGGCGGAAGCGCCATTGGCCGGTGAATCCCTGCTGTCCGATGAGCGCCGCGGGCGTCAGTCCGAAGTCGAGTCCGACGTAGATGCCCACCTCCTTCACCAGCTCGAAGGGCTTGCACATCACCGAGTCGCGATAGTCCGGATAGACCGGTTTGCCGTCCGCGACGAAGCCGTACTCGTTGGCGAGATTGACGAGAATCCAGTCCTCGTCCTTGCCCTGCGCGCCCTTGACGTAGTAGCCGGGCGGCAGGTTGCGCAGGTTCTCGGCGTCCGGGTTCTCGCGCCACGGCGCCTCGCGCGACTCGCGGATCAGGCCGCCGGGCTGCTTGAAGAAGGTCCACCCCTCGGGCCGGCGCTCTTCGGCGAGCCGGTAGTACCAGTGATCGGTGTCGGGCGCGTTCGTGTCGCCGAAGATGCCGTACCAGGTCGGCTCGATTTCGCCCTGCGGGTAGCGGCCGATGCGCAAGTCGACCATCTGCAGCACCGCGAACGGCAGCTCCTTGGCCTCGGACAGCATCGCCGCGGTGAGCTGCATGCCGCGGAGCTTGCGCACATGCTCTTCGCGATCGAGCGCAAGGAAGATCAGCTCGGACAGCACGCGCGTCGGCTTGTCGCCGGGCTTCTCGGGTGGCAGGAAGAAGTCGAGCGTGTGCTGCGGCGGCTCGCGGCCTCCCGCGACCCAGCGGCCGAGCGGCTCGAACATCTCCAGCCAGTCCTTCGCCGTCGTCGAGAGCAAGTCGCCGTAGGTGTTGCGGATCGCGACCAGGCGCGTGCGCCGAATGCCCTCGCGATCGGGCTTTTGGTCGCACATGACGCGAAACGCCTTCCAGCACGAGGCGTTGGTCTTCGAAGAGCCGAGCGGGCCGCAGATGAAGGCCCGCTGATCGCGGTTCGCGAGGTACTTCGCGAGCACCGGCCCCTGCGGCTTGTAGCTGTACTCGACGCGCTGGCCTTCGGTGAGCATGTCAGTGCGCCTCCGCGGCGGCCTTCTGGCGCGCGGCGGCGCGCTTCTTCTTCATGCGCTCGCGGTTGGCCGCTCGGGCTGCAACACCGTGCTTCTCGCGCCACGTCTTGCAGTGCTGCGCGTGCGAGAGGTTCTGTGCGAGAGATTCGCCGACCTGTGCGAGAGCCTGTGCGAGAGGTTTAGGTGGCTGTGCGAGAGTTTTCGCCGGCTGTGCGAGAGGTGCAGGGGCCGGTGCGAGAGATTCGGAGGGTGCTGCCGCGCGCGTGCGAGAGGCTGTGCGAGAGATTTCCAGAGACTCTCCGGGCGTGCCAATTTTTTTTTGGCGAGAGAGGCTACTTTTTTCGCTGGGGTCATCTGTCTTTTGCCTGGGGGCCCCGGGGGGCGCTTTGAGGGCCCGGGGGTGGGGGGTGGGGGGTCGGCTTTTGGCGATCGGGCTCATGACTTGGCCCTGGCTACCCCCTTGGCGTGCGTGTGAACGTGGCGGCTGCGTGGGCTGTGCCGAGGCGAGCCTGTTCTTGATCCACTGCGGCACTGTCATGGTTCGACACTCGACTCTTGTACCTCGGGGTCGACGCTCGCCTCGGGTTCGGGCTCGGCGGCGCTCACCTCTTGTGCTACGGGCACGTCGGGCTCGGGTCGTTGCTCCCTGGCGCGTGGCGAGTCGGGATCGCCTCGGCCGGTGAAGTCCCGGATGATCACGGTCGGTCGACCGTCTGTGCCGTTGCTGGTGTCGAGCCCGAAGGCCTCGCGCTCCATGCCCACGATGTTGCGCATCGTCTCGCTCAGAGTCTTCAGCACGAGCGAGCGCTGCGGGATGCTGGCTACCAGCTTGGCAGCTTCGAGCAGCGCCTCCTCGGTCCTGCCATCGCGCAGGCTCAAGGCGTCGTACACCATCGCCACCGCCTCGGGATGCTCCTGCGTGGCGTCCAGCTCGTGCATCAGCGACACCGCCATGCGCCGCAGCTTCGCAATCGCCTTGTGGTGCTCCAAGCGCACGCTCGCCAGCATCGAGCCGTTCGCAAGCACCATTGCCAAGTCGTCCGAATCACGCAATCCCTCGTGGGGCGAAAAAAGCGCGGCCCTCGCGACGATTCGGTCCGCCCTCTCTCGGATCCGCGCATTCAGATCCTGGTGCCATCCGTACTTGGCCTTCCAGTTCATCACCGACGTGTGCGAGCACCCGTAGCGCCTCGCGATCTCACGAGTCGTGAGGACGCCAGCACGCACGTCGCGCTCTATGGATGCCATGCGATCGGCGTTGCCTGGGGCTGTAATCGGCTCCAGCCGTGGTCGGCCTACCTGTCTTCGATTCGTCGCTGCCATGGACACAGCAGCCTATGCGCGGCACTGCCTGTTGCGCACGCCAGTGCGACACGAGTGCCGTAAGAACCAGCGGCGGACGACTGCCGACCCGCTGGAAGACTGGTGGCTGAGTGGGGGATTGAGCGACCAGCGGCAATGACGACAACTGCCTCAGAGTCCCAACAACGACCCCTTTGGCATAGACAGCCTACACCCTTTGGCCGATCCATCTGCAGAGCGCAACATGCGCTCACAAATTGGTCTTTTTTACGTCACTAGAGTGGAGTAGAAGAGAATTAAGGTTGCACAATAAAGGCTCCACCAACCACGAGCGGATTTCATGCAAACCGACACCACTCCGGGCCTTCAATCATCTCAACAGACCGCCGCACAACGTCGCACGACTGCCCTACTCTGCAGCTTCGCCGTCAACCGTGACGAGTTCATGATGCTGAAGGGCGTCCTGTGCATGGCGCACGGCCTCGAAGGCACCCATGCCAACCTCGCTCACAGCGTGTTCGACATGGCCATGATTGCGGCCCGGATGGACGCGATCAATGCCGCGACGATCGACGCTTTCAACGCGCGCAAGGGGCAATGACCATGACATTGCGCAGACTGGAAACCGTCGAGTCGAAATCGACCGGCCGAGTTGCCAAGGTCTATCGCGACGCGGAGTGGCAGGAATGGCGCGTGCGCCACTACATCTGCGGCACTCTGCAGGCTGATGCGGACTACCACACCGCCGACAAGGGCGAGGCGCAACAGCACGCGCGCTCGTGGGCTTGGCACACCGCGCGGACGCACCGCATCCCCGTCGACACACCCGAAGGGCTCGACGCCGTGCAGAACCTGATGCTTGTCGCCACCATCCACGCCCGCTGTGCCGCGCGCGCCTTCTCGCTCATCGCCCTGTGAACATGAACACCACCACGATGCCCATCCGCCGCGACAGCGACTGGGCCAGCACCGCCAAGCACACCCAGCAGATTGCCGAGCGCATCGAGCGAGCCTACACGTCGTTCGCGGCGATCGTCCAGCAGTTCTCCCGCTGCACCGAGGCCGAGGCAGTTCAAGTCACCGCGCTGTATCTGAGACTCAAGGTCGCGAAGCTCGATGCGGTGCACGGCGTCATCCGCGTCACGCACGGCGCCCACCTCGATGCCTCGTCCATCCGCAACGCGATCCACCTCGCGAACTCGAAAGGCCTGAAGCGATGAGCCCCATCACCATCCGGCTGATCGCCGACGAGGGCATGCTGTTCTTCCCCCACGGGGGAAGCTACGGCGACAAAGCCGAGCCGAGCCTCCTGATCCGCCGCTACGACGCTGGCGACGGCGACACCTGCCCTTGGCCCATGGCCTCCCCGGTCGCGAGCCTGGAGAAGCTGCGCAAGCGCCTCGCGATGGCTCTCTACGACGAACGCGAGTGCAACGCCCACTTCCCGAGCTGCGCCTCGATCGAACTGCCTGACGGCTCGCCCTTCGACTTCGACACCGTGCTCGCATCGCAGCCCGCGCCGAAGGGCTGGGACTGCATCGAGGGCGACGACGACCACAACGAGCCGTGCCCGTACCACGCTCGCGACGTAGAAGGGGGCAACTGATGCACGCGGCCACCAAGCACACGCACGCCGTGGTCTTCGGCCGCAAGGTCGACGGCTGCCCGCGCTGCATCGAGCTGGCCTTCGGCATGCCCGCGCGCCAGTGGCGCAACCAGCGCGTCAGCGCTGCCGCCCAACGACTCGCGGACATCCGCGCGCACGACTGCAAGGCCACGCGCTGCATGCCCATCTGCACCTTTGGAGACTGGTGACCATGGCAACACACATGACGAAGACCGCCAAGCACCGAGGCGACATCACCCTCCTGCTGCGCTTCCCGGACATGGGCCGCGAAGTCTGGATCAAGTGGGACCCGTCCGCCGAGGTGTACGAGCTGTTCGATAGCGCGCTCGGCATCAAATGCCTCGGCCATGCGGACACGATGACCGAAGCGCGCGCCGTGGCGTGCGCCATCGCCGAAGAATGGATGGCCGGCTGATGGGCAAGCGCAATCCCCTTCCCGTCGCGCGCCGCGTGCTGCCGCCCCTGGGCGCGCGCGTGGGCAGCGTCGACGGCCCGGGCGTGTTCCCCAGCGACAACCCGGGCGCGTGCACCGCGCACGTGGTCGACCGCTGGGGCGCGCACGCGGTCATCGAGTTCGACGACGGCCGCATCACCACCTGCCACGGCCTCAACACCGGCCCGGGTATCGGCTTCCACCTTCTCAAGGCGTGAACCCGGCTCCACCCCGAGATTCTGATCATGAACACCACCTTCGATGTCGTCTACACGCCCACCGGGCACATCACCATCCGCGGCACCAGCCATGCCGGCGCACTCAGCGCAGCGCAAGGCTTCAACGCCGGCCACAAGTCGCCCTGGCCGTACCGCGTGTACCCCTCGGGCACCTACCAGCACCCGGACACGATCCAGGCCGTCGACAGCGTCATGAGCGACGCCATGCTCGAGGCGATGGGTCTGCCCCCGATCGCCTACGTCGACCACGCGCTCACGCCGGAGGCGAAGGTCGTCGCCATCAAGCGTGGCGTGCTCGGCTACCACCCCGTCGTCACCAACCTCTCGGCACGCGAGCTGAACGAGGCCGCAGGCGTCACGCCCGCGCAGGCCTCGGCCATGTTGAACGGCTCGATGTTCGGCTGGCACGTGCCTGCTGGCGATCCGCGCAGCCCCATCAACTCAAAGGCCTGAAGCGCCAGCACGCCGACCCGATGACGCCAGCCCATGCGCATCCCTGGGTGCGCATGCTCGAGCGAATCAGCGATATCGACCCGTTTCCACCACCCCACAGGACGACACATGCCCACGATGAAGAAAGTCCCACCCAAGCTGGCGGCCGTTGCGGAGCCGCAGCCTATCCCGAAGCAGCCACTGCAACTCATCGGCGCCGGCTCGGCGCGCAAGGACGGTCTGCCGAAAGTGTATTGGCGACCGGAAGAGCACGCGCTCTTGGCGGACACGATGCTCCCGCTGCTTGACGGCGACCCACCCATGTCGCTGCCGAAGGCGCTGAAGCAGGCCCAGGACGCGCTCCCCGCCGAGCGGCGTCGCTCGGTCTACTCGACGCCGATGGAGGTTTGGATACCTGCGGCGCTCGATGCGGCGCGGCAGCGGCGCGCTGCGGCCATCGCCGAGCGCAAGGCCGCAGCCGAGCGCAAGGAGGTCGAAGCGGCACAGAGTGTCCGGGAAGGGCTCGCGAGACTCGAAGCCGCCAAAGCGGCCCAGGAGGCCCCGGAGTCCGTTACCGCGCCTACCCCCGCCGCCTTGTCCGTCGACGCGCCCACGGCGGCGATCCCGCCCGTTCCCGCTGGCATCGCGCTGGCGTGGCACAACCTGCGCGGCCTGCTGGTCGATGAGCTGGCCTCGATCCTCGTCGAAGCCGGTCTCAAGGCCATCGGGTCGACCCTGCTGCAGCCGCAGCAAATCGCGGTCGCCGATGAACAGGGAGACAAGCGCATTGTTTTTCAACGCGCGCCAAGCCCGGCGCGTAAGCCTTCACTGCTGGTCGTCGGGCTGAAGACGAACTGGCGCACTCTGATCGAGGAGCAATTCCGCAACCAATTCGACTTGCGGTTCTATTCGACGGACGAGAGCAAGGACGCCTTGCGCACCCGAGTCTCGGCCGCCGAAACCGTCATCGCGATGACCGACCACATCAGCCACTCGATCTACGAGTCGACCAAGCACCGCGCCGTGAACCTGATCCATCAGGCGGGCGGCGTCAACCAGTTGCGGGAAACCTTGTCGGGGCTGCTGCCTCGGCCCCACTGATCCAACCGGAGAGTCCCATGTCCACCATCGCCGCCACATCCAACCCCACGACCAAGCGCCCCCGGGGCCGGCCCACGAAGCCGGCCCACGAGCGGCGTGTTCGCAAGTCGATCGGCCTTATCCCGGCCGACCTGCGCGCGTTCGAAGCCCTCGAACGCCTCGACAGCGACTGGCTCGCCAAAGCCGTGCGCGCTGCATCCCTGACGGCTGGTATCACTCCGTCGACCACCACCAACTGCCGCCCCGGGACGGCACCAACCACCAGGAGAAGAGGAAATGAAAAGGAAACAGCTTCGCAAAATGCGCCGTGAGGTACTCGAAGAGTCAGCGCGCGTGATGCAAGAGACGGCCAACGCGCTCGCGATCGTACTCATCAGGGAGCTACCCAACGCCAACGCCAAGCGCGCAGCGGTCACGCTGCATTCGCTGAGCCGCAATCATCAGCGGCACTCGGCGGCGCGCAAGATCCTCGCGAACGTCGCCGGCAAGGTGATGCTCATGGCCATGAACGGCAGCGACACGGCCATAAACGGCAGCGACACCATCGTGCACATGAACTTCGATGACCTCGCGTCCGCCCTTTGCCCGGGGAGAAAGCACTGATGCCGCGCCGACCCGTCACCCAACACAATCGGCGCATGGCGGGCCCCGATCACGCGGTCATCGAGCTGCGCGGCGGCCTGTCGCTCTACCGGCGCACGCCCTGCGACGGATGCCCGTGGATCGTCGCGAACACCGGCGACTTCCCGGCCGAGGCCTTCAGGCACTCGGCCGGCACCGCCTTCGATGCATCCATGCACAGCTTCGCCTGCCATGAGTCGGGCCAGAAAACACCGGCCACGTGCGCCGGGTTCCTGCTGCGCAACTCGGCGCACAACCTCGCGGTTCGCATCCGCCAAAGCGCGGGCGACATCAATCTCAACGAGGTGAGCGACGGCGGCCACGAGCTGCACGAGAGCTATCGCGCCATGGCGGTCGCGAATGGCGTGCCCCCCGACGATCCGGCCATCGCCTGTTGCCGGGCCAACTGGGAATAGCCAGGCCCAGGAACGACAAAGGCCCCTCGCGGGGCCTTTTTTCACGGTAGGACAATCAGGGACGACACCCGGCACCTCTTCATCGACCGACGCACCATGCCGCCACCGATACCGAAGGAAGACTGGCTCGTGAGATTCGTGAACGAGCTGGTGCTGCACATCAAGCCGGCGTACCCCATCAAATTCGCTCGGCTCGTCGCTGCGAAGCAATGGCTCGTGGACCAAGACAAGGACCCCGCCAAAGCAGCGCGCGATTGGCACGCCGCTCACCGAAAGTGAAAAGGCCCCGCGAGGGGGGCCTTTTTTTGTCGGGGCGGCCGGCTAGCCGCGGGTCTACTTGCCGCCCGCCTTCGGTCCCTTGCTCGGGAAGGCGTGGCCGGTGTGCGTGGTGCCTTGCAAGCCGCCCTTGGCGTGGCCTTTGGCCTGAGCGAGCGACGCGAAGGCGAAGGCGAAGGAGAGCGCGGCGATGGTGATGATGGTCTTCATGGTTCGACGGTGAGGTAATGGGGATGGGAACGGGGATGGGTTGAACCGGAGGCTCAGGGCGCGCCGCCTTCCGGGAGGCCGACGCGCCAGTTGTCGAAGGTCGCGGGCAGCGCCCACTTGGGCAGCAGTTCGGCCGGGCTGATTTCGGCTCGGCCGAAGAGGCGCACGTCGGTCATCAGCACGCGGCGGCCCGGCCACGCCGGATAGAAGCGCCACACGCTGTGCGTGTAGCCGTCCGAGGCGAGGTGCCCGTGCTTGTTGCCCTCGGCGTCGCGCACGTCGATGAAGACCGGGCACCAGGCGAGCCCGGAGTCCTTGGCCTGCTGCACACACGCGATGAGGTGTTCGGCGTCCGTCATGCTTCGCCTCGGCCCTGGCAACGCTCGCAGCGTTCTTCGAGGCTGAAGACTTCGACGCCGGTGCCGTTGCACTCGGGGCACATGCGCAGCTCGAACACCTCGGGCCGTGGGATCGGCTCCGGGTCGCCCGCGTCGCGCCGATCGCGAGCGAAGGCGAGCCAGGCCAGCTCTTCGTCGTCAAGCATGGCTTACTCCTTGAACTCGTCGTCGACGACGATGCCCTGGGCTTCGAGCATGTCGACTGCCTGCGCGGGCAGGTCCATCACGCCGTCGAAGTCGACCAGGGTGCGCCGGCCTTCGTGCGTTTCGACGGTCAGCCCGATGTGCTCGCAGTCCATCGCCGCGGGGATGTCCCACTCGATTTCCAATCGGGTGTCGTCGCCGTCGACCTGGAACAGATCCATCGAGCTTTCCGTCATGCCCAGCCGGCGCGCGCCCCAGGAACCTTGCTCGTAGAGCATGCTGGTGAAGCTCTTCGATGCGATCAGCTTGAGCGTGTGCATGTCACTCCTCCTTCTTGGCCTCGGCTTCGCGCGCCTTGAGCAAGGCAGCGTTGGCTTCGGCGACACGAAGTTCGGCGCGCTGGAGCCTCGTCAGCCCCTTGAGCGCTTCTTTCTTGGCCGCCTTCGCGGCGGCAATCTGCGCGTTCGCGGCCTTGACGGCCTCCAGGTCGCCGGCCTGGGCCGACACCGCGACGAGCATGACGATGATGGTTGCGAGGGTACGTTTCATGGGCTTTGAAGCTCCTAGTTAGTGGAGTAGTTATTGTGTTCTTACACAATGCACCGTATGGAGTACTTTTTTCACTCATTCGCGGGGTGACTCTGCTTGATGCGCGTGATTTCGGTGCTCACTCGGCTCTGCATCTGTTCGCTACAGCCGGCCATCCAGGCCTTGCGCTTGGCGGGCTCCATGCGCATCACCCAGCGGGCGAGGCACTCCATCGCAAATTCCGGCGAACTGCTCGGCACCTCGCGGCCGTCGCACAGCTTCACCATCTGGCCCGTCTGCATCACGCCTCCAGCAGTTCTTGTTGGTAGACCCGAGGCGCAATCGCCTCCACCCACAGCACGAGGCGCTTGCCACCGCCATCGGGCTCCATGCGCTCGATGACGAGCTTGCGGAACAGCGCGTCGTTGCTGATCGCCACGCCCTGCAGCGCGTCGCTCATGACCTTCTCGCAGTTGCCGGCGTCGATGCACTGCACCGTGTCGTCCCAGCAGTCGCCGTACTTGCGCATGCGCAGCTTCCAGTCGAGCGGTCGATGCGGGTAGAGGCGGATGCCGACCGTGACGCGGCCCTCGATCGGAGTCGTCACGCCGTAGGCGCGCACGATCGCCTTCACCTGCTCGCGATAGGCCTCGGCCTCCTTGGTGACGTAGGTCATCGACCGCCACGTGTTGCGTGTGCCCTTGACGCGGTAGCAGCGCGTGGCCCAGTAGCGATTCGCCGAAACCGGATACGGCAGCACCAGCCCCGAGATGTTCATCCCTTGGCCTTCACGCGGGCGCGCAGCCGCTTCTTCCAGTCGGCCATGGCGCCGATGCCGCGCACCGGCGGCACCACCTCGAAGCGATCCCTCGGGCCCGGCAACACCTCGATGCGCACGTTCGCCGGCAGCATGTCAGCCGTCAGCACACCCTGATCGCGCGGGTTGATCAGCATCGCAGCCTTGCGCGCGGCGCGGCGCGGCGCGGCGACCTTCGGGCGCGCGTGCTTCACTGGCTTGGCCTTCACGGACTTGGGCTCGGCGGGCAGCCGGCGGCGGCGGCGCACCTTCTTCGCCGCCTTTCTGGCCTCCTCCTCGGCCTCGATGAGCGCGCGGCCGGCCACCATCAGCGCGGCCGTCAGGAAGTAGCGCGAGCGGCTCTGCACCTTCACCATGTAGAGCTGCTCGTGCTGCACCATATAACAGAGCGCTTGCGCGCACATGCGTGGCGTCAGGCCCGAGCGCTCGGCAATCTCCGAGGCCAGCATGCCCATCGAGCCATGCGCCTGCATCGCCTCGTAGATGCGATCCTGGCGGTAGGCCTTCTGTGGCGGCGGCGCGTTCCACACCTGCTTGCTGATCGAGCGCGCCCACTCGCAGCTCAGCGGGTCCACATCGTGCCCGCGCGCCTGCAGCCGAAGCAACTCCTTCGCCGCGAGCTGCATGCGCCGGAAGGCTTCGGCTGTCATCGCCATCACAGCTCTTTGGCTGAGCCGCGCCGCTCGGTCGCGGTCGGCTTGAGCAGTTCGGCGACCTTGTACTGGCTCTGCTTCCAGCCGAGGCGGTGCTCGTGGAACTCCAGCGCGATGGACTGCCCTTTCCTGCCCTGGCGGTTCTTCAGCACGTCGCAGCCGATCAGGCTATAGCCGTCCCCGCGATTGAGCTGGATCGGGAACAGCGACAGGATCACGTCGGCGTCCTGCTCCAGGCCGCCGCAGTCCTTCAGATCGCTCGGGATGGCGCGCTTGTTGGCGCGCTCCTCGACGCGGCGCGCGAGCTGCGACAGCACCAGCACCGCGACGTTCATGGTCTTCGCGAGCGTCTTGATCGCCCGGCTGATGACCTCCAGCTCGGCATTGCGATTCGGCTCGCCTTCCTCGGCGCCCTGGCAGAGCTGCACATAGTCGATGACCAGGATGTTCAGCCCCTTCACGAACCGCGCCTTGACGCGGATGTCGTTACTGCGCAGGGCCGGCTGATCGTCGACCATGAAGGGTGCCTTCGAGCACGTGTCGAACGCGTTCGAAAGGTCGCGCCAGTCGTCGTTGTCGAGCCGGCCGAGCTGGATGCGCTCGTACTCGATCCTGCCGACCATCGCGAGCGAACGATCGCCGAGTTCGTCGGCCGGCATCTCCTGCGACAGGTACTCGCACACGGCGCCTTGCTCGATCGCCGCATTGAGCGCCACCCAGTGCGCCCAGGCGCTCTTGCCGACCGAGGGCCGGCCTGCGACCAGGTAGACCCGCCCCGGGTACAAACCGCCGAGCAGCACCGTGTCGAGTTCCTCGAAGCCAGTCGACCAGCACTGCGGCTCATCGCCGCGCGTCGCCATGTCGGTCAGCGCGTCGAGCCGGCGCACCATCACCGTCTCTAGGCCGATCGGCATCGAGCGCACGGCGCGGCGCTCCAGCTTGTCGAAGCTCGCGATGATGGCCGAGAGGCGCTGCTGCGCCTCGCCCTTGCCGAGGGCTATCGCCAGCGCTTCGTCGGCCGTCTGCCGCAACGCGCGGTCGGTGTAGCGCTCGGCGATGATTTCGGCGTGACGCCGCGCATTGGCCGCACTCGGCACGCTCTGCGCGAGCTGGTTGAGGTACTTCAGGCCGCCCACGTCCTCGTCCTTGCCGGCGTCGCGCAGGCGCTCGAAGACCGTGATCACGTCGGCGACCTTGCAGGCGTTGACCAGCATGCCGATCGCCGCGTAGATCGCGCCGTGCTTGTGCGCGAAGAAGCTGCGCACTTCGAGGATGTCGGCCACCCGATCCCAGGCCTCGTTGTCGAGCAGCAGCGCGCCGAGCACGGACTGCTCGGCCGATTCGCTCCAGGGCAGCAGCTCGGGGTCAATCATGGCTGCGCTCCCGACGTGATCCACATGCACAGCGTCCAGGTCGCAAAGATCGCGACGGCGAGCGCGGCCGATGCGGCGCACTCGCGCAGGGCCGAGGGCGGCGGCGCGATGTCGAGCGGCGCCGCGGCGTCGTCGAGCCAGGCCAGGCTCGGCAACTCCTGTGCCGCCTTCGTTGTGCCGATGTCGGGCGTGAAACTCATCATGCTGCGTGTCCTCTCGGGTGGGGGTCGGTGCGCTCGATCACGTGCTTGATGCCGCGATCGGTCAGCAGGAAATCGAAGTCGCAGAACCAGTTGGCGTGCGACTCGGGTCGCTTGGTGCGGCCCATCAGGAAATCGTTGTGCGAGGCGCGCTCGAAGAACTCACGGAACCACTGGATGCCCTCGTCGGCGTTGCTCGCGCGGGGCGTGCCGTCAGTCTTCTTGCTCGACAGCACCCAGCCCCACACCTTGCGCATCGCCGCGTGGCGCCGGTCGTTGTCCATGAGGCGCACGCGCGGCAGATCGGGCAGCAGCTCGTGATACGCACCGTAGATCGCGGCGTAGGGACACGGGATGGTTGGCGTCGCGCGCGGCTTCTTGGCTTTGACCCTCTGCGATGGAGGTATCGACGGGAGTTGAGGCTGTCCGCTTTCCAAGTCTTCGGTCGGCGGATCGGTCGTCGGCGTAGCCGATGACGAGTCCGCGTCAGCGGACGATACGGGCGCCAACGGCGCCTGTTCTTTGGGTTGCTGTTGCTGTTGCTGTTCCTGGTTTGGCCTACCGTTGCCGAAACCGTTTGCCGAACCGTTCGTCGAACCGTTGAACGAAGGGTTCGGCAAACTGTCGTCGAACGCCTTGCCGAATTGCTCACCAAGCGCGTAAACACTGGCTCTCAGGGCATTCCAGGCTTCCACCTTGAGGGCGCTCTCGGGGATCAAGTCGAACTCCGCGGCCCAGCTCTTGACGACGTTCGGGTTGTCCGGCCGGTTGTGCTTGATGGCCTGCGGAATCCACATCACGCGGGCCTCGAAATCGGCCGTTGCCATACCCTCTCGAAACAGTTCCGCAAACCGTTCCCCGAACTGTTCCGTCGTCCATCCCAGCTCTTCGGCCATCGCGGCGCGGCTGGCCCGAAAGAGCCCGGGTATCGGGCCGGTGTGCGGGCCGGTGATCAGGTACAGCCACAAGCCTTTCCCGGACGGCGGCAGCGCGGAGAGCCTGCGGAATTTCTCGTCACCCCAGGTGCGCACCTCCACCTTGCGATAGCGGCTCGGGGCCTTGCCCTTGCTGGGCGGCTCAGTGTCGGCCTTCATGCTGTCACCCAATGCCCCTTGCGGTTCAGCCATCGCCGCACGATCACCTCGTCGGCGCGCCCGTAGTCCAGGCGGTCGGCGAAGACCCGCATGTCGTAGACCCGCGCCGTGGGGCGCTCGGCCAGCTCCCCGGGGGGCATCACGCCACCCCGGCGGGCTGCATCAGGCCGAGGCCTTGCTTGAGGCGCTGTCGCTGCTGCGGCGAGAGCGTCTTGGGGGCGGGCCGCAACGGCGGCTCACCCTGAAACCAGTCCGGGCGTTTCAATCGCAGGAAGCGCTCGTGCTTGCGTGGCAACTCGACTTTCCAGGCATATGTCGTGACTGCCGAGACTTCGAGCAGAAGAGCTAAGCGCTCACGACCGCCAGCTTTTGCAATAGCGGTTTTGGTGTCCATGCGCGGCAGTGTGCCGAGCGCAAAAAACCCTATCAAGAAGATTTCTCTACTCCACTCTTTCGGAAACGGGTCGCGCGAACCGCGCCGGGGTTCACGCTTCGTCAAGCACCTACTCCTTAGACGAGGGACGCTGGCGATTCAAGTGGGTGTTAATGCTGATCTTCGAGTGGAGTAGGTGCGAACAGTGGACCATTTCCGACTCCACTAATTGGGCGAAGCGTGACCAAATACCCCTTCAATTGGGTGGGCCCTTGCCTTTTCCATTGCGGTGCAGCAGCATAGACGCCACCATAACTACTCCACTCTCAACCAGGAGCGTTATGCCAACCCTACACCCTCTGTTCACGGAAATCCTGCAGTCCCTCGGTCTGCCGCAAGGTAGTCCCCGGGAGTCACAGGAGAGTCAGACTGACCTCGATACCAGCGACGAAATCCAGAAATCCGGCGCCAGCACCGCCGCACCGAAAGACTGCAATGACTGACGGCCTCACCCAGCAAGCCCTCGACACGGCGACCGACCGCGGCTCCAAGGCGATGTACGACGCGCTTGCGCTGCACGGCTTGATGTGCACCACGCCGACCTCGATGCCGGCGCTCTACGTCGCGGTATCGATGTGCGACTTCCCCAAGATCGTGAAGGACAAGACGGCCACGATCCGGCCGCGCGACACCTCGAAGTCCGCCTACAGTTTTCAATACGCCGAGCTGGAGCAAATCCTCGACAAGGTGAAGCCCGTGCTGCGCGCCCAGGGCCTCGGGCTCGTGCAGCCGGTCATCACCGATGGCCTCGGCCAGGCCTGGCTCGTGACCGCGCTGCTGCACAAGGATGGCGGCGTGCTGCTGTCGACCCTGAAGGCGCCAAACCCGACTGACGAGCTGAAGGAGTTCGGCGGCTCGCTGACCTTCGTGCGCCGCTACATGGTCAACGCGATGCTGTCGCTCGCCTCCGATGACGACCTGAACGACGACCCGAACAAGCCCGGGTATGGCGACACCGACGATCGCCGCGACTACCCGGCGGCAAAGAAGGCGCCTGTGCGCCGCAGCGCCGCGCCGGCTCCCGCTGCAGCTCCCGCACCAGCGGCAACGCCCGCACCCGCCGCAGGCCCGGCCGCCGTGGGCATCAGCGCCGGCCAGTTCAACAATCTGCGCGCCAAGATCACCGCCCTCGAAATGCCCGAGAGCGCGGTTGACGCGATGCTGGCGCGCCTCGGCATCGAGCGCTTCGACGCCAGCATGTCGCTCGACGAGTGGAAGGCCGTCAAGGCTGAGCTGGATCGCGCAACAAAGGCGATGACATGAGCGCGGTACTGCGGGCCGTTCCCGCGGTCTTCGATCCCGCCGAACTGACCTTCGACGAAGAGGCGCACAAGTACGTCTATCGCGGCAAGGTGCTGCCGAGCGTCACGCAACTGCTGAGCGGCCTGCACAGCTTCGCGGGCGTCTCGCACGAGGTGCTTGAAGCGGCGCGCGAGCGCGGCACCCATGTGCACTCGGCGACGCACTACTTCGACGAGGGCGACCTCGACATCAGCTCGCTCGACGAGCAGACGCGCGGCTACCTCAAGGCGTGGTCGCGCTTCACGCTCGACACCGATCCCGAGTGGACGGCCATCGAGGTACCGATCGCCCACCCGGTGCTGCTGTACGCCGGCACGCCTGATCGCCGGGGCGACATCACGCTCAGAGGCGAGCGCGTGGCGGACTGCCAGGTCGACATCAAGACGGCCGTCGACTCGCATCCCGTGTGGGGCGTGCAGACGATCGCCTACGACAAGGCCGCCGGCAAGGAAGGCCGCCGCCGCTTCACCTGCCAGCTTCGCGCCGACGGCACCTATCGCCTCCTCGAATGGGCCAGCCCGCAAGACTGGCCCGTCTTCATGTCCCTGCTCACCCTCCGTACCTGGAAAGAAAGAAACGCTCTATGAACGCCGTAGTTGAACTGGTCAGTGCCGACATCGGCACGGCCCTCGGGAAGCCGCTGCCCACGGACGCGGCCAACGCGCGCAAGGCCAATGCCTGCCTGACGCTCGTCGAGTCGATGGTCGTCGAGTCGCAGATGGATTACGACATGGCCCTCGACGAGGTGAAGGACCTCAAGGCCGCCTGGCAGGCGATGGAGGATGACCGCACCTCGTTCACCGTGCCGTTGAACCTGATTCTCGACAAGATCAACGGGCGCTTCCAGCCGCACCTGAAGACGCTCAAGGCCGCCGAGACGATCATCAAGGCCAAGATGACCGGCTTCCTGGATCGGCAGGCCGCGCTCCAGGCCGAGGCCGTGGCGCTGGCTGAGAAGGCCGCCGCCGCCGAGCGCGAGCGCGCCCAGGCCGAGGCCATGAAGCTGCGCGAGCAAGCCGCCGCGATGGACCCCGAGTCTGCAGCGCGCGTCGAAGAGCAAGCATCGGCGCTCGAGCAAACCGCGGCGGTCGTCATCGCGCAGCCGGCTTTCACGGCGCCCTCCCGCGGCAAGGGCGTCAGCACGCCCAAGACCCTCGACTACGAAGTCGAAGACAAGCTCGCGCTGCTGAAGTTCATCGTCAACGAGCGCCCCGACTTGGTGGTACTGGTCGCGATCGACGACAAGCCGATGAAGGGTTTCATCAAGATGATGGGCCTGCTCACCAAGCTGCCCGGCATCAAGGTCTTCCCGAAGACCGGCCTGACGATCCGCTGAAGGTTGAGCGATGGCCGAGCATCGCACTTTCTTGAAGGCGCAGGCCGTGCGCAGTCCGGAGTACCGCCGCTATGTGGCGCTGCTACCGTGCTGGCTCTGCAGCGCCGTGGGTCGCTCCCAGGCGGCCCACGCTGACGAGGGCAAGGGAGAAGGCATCAAGTCGGATGACACGACGTGCTTTCCCCTTTGCGCTACGCAGCCCGGCGTGGCTGGTTGCCACGACCGCGTGGGCGCCGGTGGCGTCTTCACGCGCGACGAGCGCCGCGCGCTCGAACAGCAGGCCGGCCGTGAGACGCGCCAACGCCTGATCGACCTGGCGCAGTTCGATCGCGAACTGGCCGCGCTCTTACGCTCACTGGGGCTCATCTCATGAGCCAGTCGGTGCGCAAGTGGATATTCCGGGAGCACTCCGACTGGGTGCGCTTCGTCGAGTTCATGCGCACAAACATGAAGGACGCGGCCGAGCACGAGCGCCCGCTGCAGGCCGTCGTCAGTCACTATAAGGCCACGCGCAGCGCCGAACAGAACGCCTTCATGTGGGTGGGCATCCTGGAGCCGCTCGCGATGCAGGCAAGCGTCGGCGGCACGCGCTTCAAGGCGGAAGTCTGGAACGAGTTGCTCAAGGAACTCTTCCTGCCCGAGACGTGCGCCAAGGGCATCGACAAGTGGCTGATGCTGCCCAACGGCGAGCGCCGGCTGGAGATGTCGACGAGTGACCTGAGCGTCGAAGAAATGACGCTGTATCTGAATCAGGCCGCCGCCTACGCGGCGTCTGAGCAAGGGGTCATGCTCCCCGTCAACCCGCGCGACCTCTAGGCCGCGCATCCCCTTGGAAGGCTCTCAATGTTCGCCCTCACCACGTTCCACGACCTACTCGTGCGGCAGTTCCAGCCGCGCTCGGAATCGCACGGCAAAGACCTCGTGCCGGCCTGCACGGTCCATGTCAGCCAGGACTGCTCGAACGAGCTGCTGATGCTGATCAACCCCGCGTTGAAGGGCCTGCTGTTCAAGCGCTCGGGCCATCCCGACGTGCACCCCGAACTCGACGGCGTGGCGCCGGTCACCGACATGACCGAGGTGCGCGAGTCCGACATCGGCGTGCCGATCGTGCTGAAGACCGAGTACCAGGGCTATCGCCTGGAGGTGGACTACGGCATCGGCGGCGACTCGAACATCCACCTGATCGAGTGCAAGCTCGACGAGTTCAAGATCGTCAAGCTGGTCCCGGGCGGCACCATCGAGCTGCGCTATCGCATCCATGCCTCGGGCGTCGATGAGCACACGCTCGGCGTGCTCGGCACGCTGGTGCGCCACACCATCAAGGGCAAGCTCATCCCGCCGACCGCCGAACAGCTCCGTCAGATGGAGCAGGAAGCCGCCACAGCCATCGCCAAGGCGAAGTCCGAAGCCGGCCCCGGCCCGGATGCCGGCGACATCTTCGCGGGCCAGCACGGCGAAGCCCCGGCCGACCCGCCGCCCGAACCCAAGAAGGCCAAGGTGCACACGCTGAAGTCGCGCATGTCCTCGGCCATGAAGAAGTCCAAGGGCGGAAAAGGCTCTGACGCTCCCCCTGAGGTGCGTCACTCCACTGGAGCACCAACATGATCAAACCCACCGTAGGCCGGCGCGTCTGGTACTGGCCACTCAGCTCTGAGAAGTCCTTCGCCCACGACCAGCCCTGGGACGCCGGTATTGCCCACGTATACGGCGACGACTGCATCACCGTGAGCGTAACCGATGAGCTGGGCTGGCCCCAGCCACCGAAACAAGAGATCACGCTGGCGCAGGACCGCCAGGCTGAGCCCGGCGAATGCGGCTGGATGCCCTACCAGGTGTCCGCCGCCGCCGACAAACCTTGAGGAGAGCTAAAGACAACAAAAGACTCTTTGTGTGACACAAAACTCCTCCTATTCTCTTAACTTGAAGGACCGAAAATGACGACACAATCTAAGGAGCAAAGGACCGAATTTCTCAGGAAGGCGCCGCTTATCGCCCTCAGTTTGACGCCCGATTCCAGCCAGCTCCATGGCTACGGCTACGACGAGGCGAACAGCGTGCTGGCTGTGGAGTTCGCCAGCAGCCACGAGCAGTACACCTATTTCTACCTCGGCGTGCCGCCCGCCACGTTCAAGGAACTCAACGTCGCGAAGTCCAAGGGCAGTTTCATTCTTCGCACCATCAAGCCGCATTTCGCCTATCGACGAACAGACAAGCCAGGAAAGGAGGTGGAAGCAGCGTGAGCCAGGCCTTCGCTGCCCCGGTGGGACAAGAACAAGGCGCGGCCTCGGGGCCGCTACTGCAACTGACAGAAGAGCGAGAGGAACAGTTGTCAGCACCTGGAAAGAACAACCGCGTGCTGCTGGTGCACAACACCAGCGGCATCCCCGGTATTCGGTTTCAGCGGATCGAGTCAGATCGTGATCCGCTGAAGTGGCACTATCGAGTCGTCGTGGGCTACCAAGACGGCAGAACGACAAAGAAGACCAGCTTCTCAGCGAAGCAGCATGGCGGCATCGACGGGGCGCTTATGGCCGCCCTTGGACGCCGGGCAGAGCATCAAAACACGGTGCCAACCATGCAGCAGGCGCTCGACGCACTCAACCGCTTTCTCCAAGGTGAAGCCGTCGCTTACCTTGAGGCCAAGGGTGTGCCGATGCCGCCGGTAAACAACCCAAGGATCACCAAAATCGCCGAGGCGGATCCAGGCGACGACGATGATCCCGACAACGGGCTATCGCCCGACGAGAACTCTGCCCCCAATCATCGCGGGGGCTGATCATGGACCGCCAACCGTTGGTCCTGGAGGTGACTCCAGCGACCTACGATGAGCTTGCCTGCCTGCTCAACGTACGGGCCGGCGACCCCATCAACCTCGGCGGGATCGCGCTGCAGCGCGGCCCGATCCCGCCGCTCATGCTGTCCGAAGCCGACATCGATTCTTGCTATGCCCGCTCGGGCAACGGCAAGCCGCACGGCTTTGCGAGGCTGATCGAATTCCATGTCATCCGCCGCCTCGCGCAACAGCGCCCCAGGAGGTAAGCCATGAAGATGATCACCGAGGCCGAGCACACGGAGCTGCTCGCCATGGGCGTCGAGAACGAGCGCCTGCGCGACGCGCTGAAGTGGCAGGAAGACCGTGACGGCCGCATCGGCACGCACGGCCCCGGCTGCTGGAGTTGGGGACGCGGACACTACGAGTGCGCCGTCGCCGACCTTCGCAGCCTGTTGAACGTCAGCCAGCGCGCCGCGGCGGACCTCGGCGCCGGCCGCACCGCGCTGCTCGCCGAGCTGGCCGACATCCAGCGCATCGCGCTGGCCGGCGAACAGGGCGAAGTGAGCGCCGAGGCCTTCGGCGAGATGGCGCAGAGGCTGGGCCACCTGGCCTTCTGGTTGATCCCGCCCCCCGGAGCTGTGGCCGCGCCGATCGAGGTGAGGGAAGCGGATGGCGAAGGGAGCGAGCTGTGACGCTGCACACCCTCCCCCCGCAGACCCCGCCGCCCGGCGCGCGCCTCGTGCGCAAGCTCATCCGCACCGATGGCTCCGAGAAGGAGCTGCAGCGCGCGACGCCGATGGACGTGATCCGCCGGCTGATCGTCGCCGATTCGCTCGACATGGTGCGCCTGCGCCATTGGGGTGAACCGCTGCACGTGATGCTGGTCGACGACCTCGGCGGCTACAAGGATCTGCCGATCAATCCCGAGGCGACGAAGCTCTATCACGCGAACTGCATCCCCGGAGTCGTGCACCCGATCCGCGGCGACGTGGTGATCGTCCCCGATGACGACTTCGCCACACCCGACAACGAAAGCCTCCTATGAAAAAGAGCCTCAAGAGCGTCGACTGCGACTACTGCCAGAAGCCAGCCGAGCTGGTGACGGGCGCCACGATCTACCCGCACCGCAACGACTTGGCGCACCTGCGCTTCTGGCGCTGCGTGCCCTGCGAGGCCTACGTGGGGTGCCACAAGGCCGGCGACGGCACGACGCCGCTCGGCCGCCTCGCCAACCTGGAGCTGCGCAAGGCGAAGAACGCTGCGCACAGGGCTTTCGATCCGATGTGGCAGGGCGGCAAGATGGCGCGCAAACCCGCCTATGCCTGGCTCGCCGGCATGCTCGGCATCGAGGTGAAGGACTGCCACATCGGCAGGTTCACGGTGGCGCAGTGCCAGGCCGTCGTGGCCGTCTGCGAGAAGGAGGCTGCGTGATGGAACTGACCGAGCGAGAGCTGACGACGCTGTGGCTCGGCGCAGCGCGCTAGTTCACGGTCAACGTGCCGGCGTTGCTGCTCTATGACATCCCTGGCGATCGTCGGCGCCCACACTTCCGAGGAGCCGCCATGAGCATCCACATTGGCGACATGCACTCGTTCCGCGCTCTTGCGGACCTCTGCGACCGCTTCGGCTGGTTCCCGCTGACTGCCTGGATCGAGGGCGACCGCCTGGCCTGGTTCGTCCGGTGCCTGCGGCATGTGCCCGACAGCTCCATTGATTTTCTGAACGGCAAGTGGGCCACGATCCAGTACCTCGAAACCCTGCTCGACGGCGAGGCAAAGGCCGAAGTCGAGCACGCGATCGGCCTGCTGGCGCAGCGCGGAAGCAGCGGATGAGGCTGTGGTCTACGACTTCGACAACCTGGCCGGCGAGCAGCGTGCGCTGCTGGCTGGGGGCGGCTGGACGGAAGCCGGTCACACCCGTCTGCCGCCGCTCCCGAAGACCGTCAGGCCGCTGATCGACCGTGGCCTGATCGAGGTGCATCGGCGCCCAGGCCTCCCCGACGAATACATCGTGCCGCCGGCTGTCAAGGCGGCGTGGCGCGAGTTTCTCGCCGACGAAGTGAAAAGGATGAAGTGGTGAACGCGAGAGTTCCTACTCCTCCCACCCGACGTGGCAATGGAGATTGCCGTGTCCCTCATGAAGCACGCGCGTAGAGCAGGTTACGCTCCACGCTCTGTGAACTGACTGGAGCATTTTTATGAACAACTTGAAGGAGAGAGTGGCGCCGTTGCTGACTCCCCCGCAGAACAAGGTGCTCAGGCTGGCACTGGCGGGGCAAGACTTGATGACGGGCATCGAAGGGATGTTCAACCACGGCAACCGGCGGTCGACCATAGAGGTGTTGCAGCGCAAGGGGCTGATCGACGACCAGGGCCAGATCACGGAGAAGGGCCGCAAGGCGATCGCCGATGGAGGCAGAGCATGGCCGAACTGAAAGCAGGACTGCCCCCGTTGCCGCCCAAGATGGCCGGCGTCCCGATCGACGACCGCGGGTTTCCCGTGCCGTGGTTCGTGCAGTGGATCAACGGCAAGCCCGATCACCGCGTGATGGACTCGCGCAAGCTGCCGCTGGCCGTGAACCAGGGCTTGTGCTGGCAGTGCGGCGGCCCCCTCGGCCGCTACAAGTCATTCGTGATCGGCCCGATGTGCTCGATCACCGGCAGCATTGCCGAGCCGCCGTCGCACCTCGAATGCGCCCGCTACGCTTGCACGGCCTGCCCCTTCATTACCCGCCCGCACGCCAAGCGCCGCGAGGTGAAAGAGCCGCACGTCGAGCAAGCGGGCCTGCCGATCCTGCGCAATCCCGGCTGCATCGCGGTGTGGACGACCAAGACCTACAAGGCCTATCGCACCGGACGCGGCGGTGCCCCGGGCAACGACGGCATCCTGTTCCGATTCGGCCCGCCCGAGTCGATCGAGTGGTACGCCGAGGGCCGGCAGGCGACGCGCGCCGAAGTCGACGAGTCGATCGCCAGCGGCGTGCACCTGCTGATCGAGCGGGCCGAGCAGCAGGATCGCGAGGAAGGCGGCGACGCGGCGATGCGCGAGCTGGAAAGGCTGCGCGCCGTCTCCAAGGCGCTGCTGGACGCACAACCCTGGCCCGATGCACCACCGGCCGCCGTCGAGGCCTGACAAACCCTTTTTGAAGTGCTCATGCTGCCTTCGCACCTCCCTGGAGAGTGACGATGACGACCGACGACATTCTCACGGTTGAAGACATGGCGGCCCTGCTGCACTGCGAGCCGCAGGCCGTGGAAGAGCACACCCGATGCGGCAAGCTACCCGGCGTGAAGCTCGGCCGCTCCTGGGTTTATCCACGCACTGCTGTGCTCGAAGTCCTGCACCACCTGGCGCTGAAGCAGACCGAGGCGAAGCCGACTACCACGGCGCCGCCGCTGCCTGGCAGCGCCCTCAAGGAAACGACGCAGATACCGCGGCGCGGCCGGCGACGGATTCCGCCGCCCCTGCCGCAAATCGTCTAGCCCTTTGGCACGAGCTTGAGGTTGCCGGCGGGAACACCCTTCCACAGCCGCGCCGCGAGTTCTTCAGCTTGGAATGACGCATAGCGCTGCGCCATCGTCGAGTTCGGTTTCCAGCCCATCAGCTTGTTGATTTCCTCGCCGCGGTATACCCAGCTCCCGTCTTCGAATCGCATCTGAAACCACCTGCACGTTGCCTCATGGCGCAAGTCGTGCTCAGTGAAGTCGGGCATGTTCGAGTAGTCGAATGCCTTCCGAAAACGCTGCGAGAGGCGTTTCCCGGCCGGCGTCAAATCATCGGGATGTCCGTCCCAAAATGGGAAGACGAGGGCCTTCGCCATCGACTTCTCGTCGCTCAGATTTCTCGCCTCCAGCCAGGCCACCAGCGGGTCATATAACTCGGCCCGAATGGGCACGTGACGCCATTCTTGAGGTTTGCCTGGCTTCAGCTTCGAGGTTTTGATGCGGATGAATCTCTGCGCAAGATCAATCTGCCCGCGGGTCAACGTATAGGCCTCGATGAGACGCGCGCCGGTGTTCACGATCATGAGGTAGAGGTTCAGCATCGACTTGTCGGACGGGTCGATGAAGGGGCGCTCGCGATCGGCCCGCTTGACGCCGTTGAGGGTCTCCAGAATGCGCTCTTCCTCGCCTTCGTTGAGGCGGCGCTCGCGCACCTCGTCGAGCCTGGCCTTCTTGCCGTTGGCCTCGGCCAGCTCGATGTCCTTCTTCGTGTACGTCGAGTAGCCGCGAGGCAGCAGGGCCAAGCAGTTCACCGGTGGCTCCACTTCTTCGAACGATCGGGCCCAGTAGCCGAAGGCGCGGCTGACGGCACCCACGCGCTTGCGGATGGTGCTCGGCGCCAGGTTCTTGTCGACCTTCATTTCGCGCACCCAAGCCTCGCACCACTTGTAATTCATGTCGCGCATCGGCGTGACACCCTTCTCGCTGAAGACGAGATTCAGCACCTCGTCATCCGATACCGAGGCGTGGCCACTGTTGAGCCAGGCCCGAATGATCGGCCCCAATGTGTCGTGCTTCGTTTTGGTGTCGAGTGGAGCAGCTACCCAGCCTGTGGGGATGATGTCCTTGGCGAGTAGAGCGTCGCCTTCAGCTCCGTACTTGCGGGCCGTCTCTTCGTCGTCGAACGTGAAATAGATGGGCTTGGGAAACAGGGCCTGCTTCGTGAACTTCACTTCCCACTTGCCTGTCGGTGTCCGGCGGATCGATGCCATTGCTGCTCCAGTCGTCGCTTGTGAATTCGCTAGCGATTCTAAACACGACTGGACGCCCAAACGGTCCGCGACCGAAGTGGTTCAACCACTCGGGCCAACCCCCTCTAGGGCTACGCGAGCAGTTCAAAGTGGTTGGAAAAGAAAAAGCCTCGGGGCTGCCGAGGCTTCTAAGTCATTGATTCCTATTGGTTTTTTCTGGAGGCGCGATCCGGAGTCGAACCGGACTAGACGGATTTGCAATTCGACCTTCCCTTTCCAAATCAACAGCTTAGCCTCCAACCACTTTTTCGCACCTTCCGAGCAATGCTTCGCGCTGTCCCTTGGCGATAGCGGAGCAGCCGACCGCACCTGCTCCATCGTTGCCACCGGCCTGGGCTGATCGCCGACGTTGGCCGGCGAGCTGTACGACACAAGGGTCATCTATCCGTCGAGGTGGCGGACGCGAGGTAGGCGCGGATCCGCCGCACGACGATGTGTACCACCGCGGTTCACGTGAAAAATCCCCTCGTGAATAGAGCTGAAACAGCCCGTGGGTTGGGCCAAAAGACCCTATCCTCGGCTCTTCTAGACTGGAGCGGTTTTCTCTGCATAATGGCCGCCCATCAACACGCCAAGGGAGTCTCAAATGCCTACCCCGTCCGACGAGTCCTACTCGAACTTGATGCTCGCGATCGGCCTCGTAGCCGGTGCGCTGCGCGTCCCGGAAACGAAGACCCGCCTGCGCTCCGAGCTACTCGACGGCACATTCAAACCCTACATCCTGAAGCTGGTGCGCGACGGCTTGTCTGAAGTCCTCAGGCCGGCCGCCGAACACACATGAGCGTCCCCGACAAGCGCGAGCTAGTCGACCACGAAACTGCGGTCGCCATGCTGTCCGACAGCGCGCCGGATCGCGTGCACACCTTCCGTCAAGTTGGGCCTTCGCGATCGGCGCAGACTGGCCGCGCAAGGCCATCCTGGCAGCGCTGCGGGCCGCTACCGAATAGAAATTGCCGGCCCGTCGGCGAGGGCCATTGGCCACGGCCTGGCAATCCACGACGCGCGGCGCCCTCTTCATCGACACCACGAAAGCCGACTCATGACCGCTGCACACGGCCCCGGCAAATACGATGGGGCGTGCAGCATTGCCCGCGAGATCACCGAGGCGAGCCTGGTGTTGCTGATCGTCGTCGGTGGCAGCAGCGGTGACGGATTCTCGGTGCAGTCCGTCGCTCCGATCGACCAGGCCAAACTCGCCGCCCATCTCGAAGATACCGCCAGGCAACTCCGCAACCTACCCTCGCCTGAAAGGGAACCAAAATGATCAAGGCTCGCGCGACCACGAATGGAGATACCCCGGTCTATGTGCTCGGGCTCTCTGACGAAAATATCCTCCGGCTGCGCTCCAACAAACCCATCATCGTGAAACTCGAAGACATGGGCGGCCCTCCGGGCTTGGGCGAGGTAATGATCTGCTGGGGCAAAACCGAGCGCGACATCGTGGATTACCTGGCGCCCAGTATCGGCCCGGATACCAAGGTGTCGATCGAGGCGGTGGTCGTGCCTGCGGCGCATTGATGAAACTCACGCTGACCAGTACCACCAAATTCGTCGAAATCGACGGCGTGCCGGCGCGAATATGGGAGGGGCACACCGAGAGCGGTATCGCGGTGCACTGCTTCATTACCCGGGCCGCGGTGCACAAGTCGCTCGATACCACGGAGTTCGAGCGCGAGCTGCAGGAGCACGAGCCGCCGAGCCTGGCTGTATCGGACTACCCGCCGGGGCTGGTGCTATGAAGCTCCTGTGGTCGATCCTCTTCGGCGTCGGCAACATCCTGCAGACGGTCTACGGCGCCCTCGCCTCCTCGGCGCCATTTCGAGTCGGCGTGGCCCCCGGCCTGGGCTTTCTGCTCAGCGCGACGCTCCCGTTCCTCGCCGTCGCCGTCTACGTCTTCGGGCGCCGACCAGCCTGGCTATGGGCGGTTGCCGCGGGGCTCAACTTGCTGCTCCTGCTGGGCGGCTTTGGGGTTGTCGTCATGGGGACGGTGAAGCCTGAACAGTTCGGCCCGTTCGGCCGGATCCTGATCCCTTACGCCGTCTTCCTGACCGCGAACCTGCTGTACCTGCTCTCGCACCAGCCGGTGCGCGAGGCCAGCCCATGAGCGGCGGCAGCTTCGATTACGCCTTCGCCCATCTCGTCACATTCGCGGACGAGCTGGAGCAGAAGCTCGACGATGAGCTGCACGCGGAGAACCCCGAGGTGCGGCTGCGGTTGCGGCGGCTGGTGAGTGAGGCCCGCCGAAACCGACATGCACGGGTGGTTCTTCTGGCGCGAACTCGCCAGCCGCCGGCCGCCATCGGCCTACCGCGACAATCGTTCTGCTCCGCGCAACAGACGAATCGGCCGTCTCGCTCGCATGGTGCGCCAATTTCTTATCAGACAAGCTCATCAGGAGAGAACAGTGCTTGATCCAGTTAGCGCCGTAGCCTTCGAAGTACAGGCGGCCAAAGGAGTGTTCGCATTACTGCTCGGCTCGGGCGTGTCGCGGGCGGCCAAGATCCCCACAGGTTGGGACATCACGCTCGATCTGGTGCGCCAGATGGCGGTGCTCAAAGATGAGGACGCAGGCGCAGATCCGGCGGGCTGGTACTCGGCAACGTTCGGCAAGACGCCGGACTACTCGGAGCTGCTCGATAGGCTTGCGACGACGCCAGCGCTGCGCCAGCAGGTGATCCGCCCCTACATAGAGCCCTCGGACGGCGAGAGAGCGCGCGGCGAGAAGTTGCCTACCTCCGCACACCGCGCCATTGCAAGCCTGATGGCCAAAGGCTACGTGCGCGTGGTGCTGACAACCAACTTCGACCAGTTGCTCGAGCAGGCACTTGCGGACCTCGGCATCAAGGCGACCGTCATCAGTTCGGCCGACCATGTGACCGGCGCCGTGCCGTTGATACATGCCGGTCCGGTGATTGTCAAACTGCACGGCGACTACCTCGATACGCGCATCCGCAACACTACGGGTGAGTTGTCGGCTTACGAGCCGGCGCTCGACGCGCTACTCGACCGGGTGCTGGATGAGTTCGGCTTGATCGTCTGCGGCTGGTCCGGCGAGTGGGACATCGCGCTCAAAGCGGCGATCGACCGTGCGCCATCAAGGCGCTACCCGATGATCTGGGCCGCACGCGGCGAGCCGGGTGCGGCAGCAAAGGCGCTGATCGAGCGTCGCCTTGCGCGTATCGTGCCGATCGACGGCGCGGACGGCTTCTTCGATGTGCTCGCGCAGCGAGTGCAAGCCATTGAAGCGCTGCGGCAGCCACACCCTCTGTCGGCAGACATCGCAGTGGCGATGATGAAGGATTACCTGCCCGAGCCACGCCACCAGATCCGACTGCAGGACCTTGTCAATGCGGAGTTCTGCCGCGTGCTTGAGCGCCTCGATCAACCGCAGTTCGTAATCGGTGAATGGTCGCCGCAGGCGTTTGCGGACCACGTGATGCAGTACCAAGCTGCCCTCGATTCTTTCTTGCCGCTGGCCTACACCGCTGGCCTATGGTGCAACGAGCAGCAGACGCAGCAGTGGGTTGACATTGTCATTGCGCTTGCTCGACGGCGGCGAAACGCCAGCGGGCCGACACCCCTTGTCGACCTGCGGGCTTTCCCCGCATCGCAAGTCTTGTACGCGTTTGGTCTCGGCGCCGTGATTGGTCGGCGTCCCCAACTAATTGGGCTACTTGCCGGCAAGGTGATCGACATCGATGACAAGGGCGAAGGTAGCTTCGCATTGGGCGACCGCCTGAACGTCATAGCTCTCATAAGAGACGGCGGCGCGGACCGCTTCAAGCTGCTACCCGCATACAAGGACAAGCGACTGCCTGGTTCCGAGCTGATGGCCGATGTGCTGCGCCCGCTGGCCAAGCGTGAGCTACGAGACTCCGAGGCCTTCGATGCGGCGTTTGCGCGCCTGGAGCTCGCATTGGCACTCGGCTACGCCGAGCGCGTCGCAGGTGATCAGGGAAGGTTCTGGGCGCCGCCGGCTCGCGTCGCGTTCGACGGCACCTTGCTGGAAGCGATCCTTCGTGAATGGCACGCCGACTACGGCGCTAAGGGATTGCAGTGCGAGCCTTGCGTAATGGCTGCATTGTCGAAGGCTCCAAGGTTCGACGCATTGCATGAACACTTGACGAGAGTCAGCTTTTCATTTTGATGTTCAAGCACGGCCTTCCAGGCGCGAAGTCATTCCCATAGCCGAACGGGTTCAACAACAGGCGCAGCAGAGTGTCGGCTTTGCCGACAAGCAAGCGGCTGCATTGGGTCGAAACTGCGATGCTCGTAGTTGGACGTCAGCTTCCCAGTCTCAAGCAGCCCCAAGGTGCGGTCAGCCCACACCGGTATGCTCGTGATACGGTCAGCCCGCTCCCCTCGCAAGGGGGCCGCTTGTTATCAAGGAGCCTCACGACAGCCAGGAGCTGCTTTAAGCCGGTACAGGCACCGCGAACATGGTTCGCAATGCGCGCACCCTAGGTATCGTCGTGTGGGAGCCATACCCCAGCAAGGCCTGAACGTTGGGGGGCAGGAAGTGAAGACCCCCGAGGGCATGATGTACCAATCGGCGCAGATGAAGGGCGCGCTTCAACGGGCGCATGCCTTCGGACAGCCGAAATGACGTTCGACAGTACAGGACATAATCTCCGAATATGCTCAAACTACCGCCCCGTCACTGGGACGGACGGCATGCTCACCTTCTTTGGCGTCGAGCGCGGAAAGGACGATGTGCCAGCCGGGCGTTAACGACTTTCCGCTCTGACTGTCGGCTGGGGCGAACTCGCCAGCCGGATTTTCGATCTCGTGGGAGACACTTTGCTAAATGATCTAAGGCTCGCTCGCCTCATTCGCACCGTCGAGACCCAAGCGGAACGCGAATCTGGATCTGCCACGCCTCGTAGGACGACGCGCGCGCCGCTGCCCAAGTCGCTCACGATCCCTATTGTTGAATACCTGTTGGAGCCATACGAGAAAGGTTTCTGGGAGTTTCGAGCAACTTGGAACCCAAGCTCTCCGTTCGCCAAGTACCTAATTGGAACGCTGAGCACGCTCTCCGAAATTGAAAATGAAACCGATACGCCCAACTTCTCTCCTCTGACAACGGCAAGGAGGATGTCCGAGGAGAAACGAGCCGAGTTGCTTCAAATTTCGAATCGATTAAGTTCGATTAACGCACTCTTCCGTGCTGTGGCAAGGCGCTCCGAGGGAACCGTAGCAAAGTATGCGGAGCACGATGCGTGGATGGGAAAACTGGATCTTGCTCAGATCCCTGACAAGTTTCCAGAAGCCTGGAAGGTCTTCACCGAGAGAATCTATTTCGACGGATACTTATCTGGCTTCTCCGCCTCAAAGCCGCATCAGATCAAGACGGGACTCGTAACAATGCTTGAGGGCCCTCGCTCCTCGGGTACTCTTCACCTTGTTGCAATGCGACGCGATGAACTCGTTGCATTGAGTGACTTCTACTTGGGGCTCGGTGTGGTCGCAGACTCAACCCTTCGTCGCGTTTTCGCCCCGGATGAGGACTTGTTTAGGCCGTACTTTCCGTTCGTCTCTAGTGTACTAACCCAGGTTGTCCAAGATGGGCAGATCTCCAGGGTCTTTGAGCAAGCGCTCGCATACTACGTGGAGGACGACTTCCAGCATTGCATAAGTTCCCTTGGCCTCATTGCCGAAGATTATCTTCAGCGCATCTATACAACTTTGCTTCGTGAGCCCCTACCCGGCGGCTTAACGCTTGGGCAGACGGTTGAGCGCTTGCACAAGAGAGTCGAAGAACTCCTGTCGCAGCCAAAGCCTACGCAGAAGTCCCCCGATCATGTTTACGATCAAATTAAGGCTCTGGAAAGCGCTGTCGAATCCGACGCCTTGAAGCCCATCCTACGAGACTTGCTCGCTTTGCTGCTCGATGATCGGCAGTACTATTCAAGGAGAATCGATGAGGCGACGAAACCAATATCCCGCAAGTCAGTATTTCCAGCGAACGTTGCTGACAGACTCAATGAATTACTCAAATGGAGGAATGCAGCATCTCACAACAGCCGAATTCCTCTGGGTTCGCACGAAGCGGACAGGACGCTATTCTGCCTCATCGGAGTGATAACTTGGTGGCAAGGCAGACTTGCTAAGCTGGATTGGTCACTTGACCGCAACCAGTTAGTAGAACAACTTCTGCTGGAGGCCAAGGCGCGGTAATGTCTAGTCCATCGCTCAAACACCGACCCGCGATGGCCTCCATGCTTGGTCACTGGGCACCTCCGGTCTATCGTGCTTCGCTCGGCCAGAGCGTCAGCCCTCGTAGACGGCGTCGCTCGAATGCTGAGCGACAGCCTTGCGGAAATGACGCTTATGCGAAAGTCCGTGACGGGTCAAAACTGCGAGTTCAATGCTCGTTGGTGAGCGTCAGCTTCCCAGTCTCAAGCAGCCCCCAAAGGCGTGGTCAGCCCACACCGGTACGCTCGTGATACGGTCGGCCCGCTCCCCTCGCAAGGGGGCCGCGTGTTGTCAAGGAGCCTCCCGACAGCCAGGAGCTGTTTTGAGCCCCGAACGAGAACGAGCGAGCATGGGCAACCCTCAACAACGAACATACGTTCCGCCCGATCGGATCGCGCCACTGCTGCCCTCCGCAGCCGAGCAGCGAGCCCAACGCCTTGCGACCGGCTTCGTGGTGATCTGCTGCGGTGGCCGCGACTATCAGGATCGCGCTCGCGTCTTCGCCGCCCTCGACAAAGCGCATGCCAAGCGCCCGATCACGCTGCTGGTGCACGGGGCGTGCATGGACCCCAAGACTCACAACCTGGCCGGCGCAGACCGCTGGGCCGACGAGTGGGCTCGCGAAAACGGCATCCAGCCGGAGCTGCATCCGGCTTCCTGGGAGATGTGGGGCAAGGCTGCAGGGCCGATGCGGAACAAGCAAATGGCCGAAGCCGGAGCGCACGTCTGCATTGCGTTTGCCGGCGGCACCGGCACTGCGAACATGGTTCGGAATGCGCGCGCCCGTGGCATCGTGGTGTGGGAGCCATACCCCCGCAAGGCCTGACGGGAAGCTTGTGGTGGGGGCGTCAGTCGGCGTTGGTCTCCGAATTCACGCACCCGGCCGGGAACGGACGGTCGATCAAGCTGTCCGGGGGCTGCTCTCGCTACCCAGCGGACGGACGGCGTAAGCCGATGTGAAGACCCTATCGAGCTCGCGCAGCAACGCCGCGTTGTCGTGTCTTATCCGCTGAATTTGGCGAACCCCTGAGCAGTTAGACATTGCGTGAAACGTCCGCGTCGACCTGGTCGACAACATGCCCGGCGCCCGCCGGAGGTGTCGCTCCGGGCGTTGCATGTACTTTGTCGGTGTCAGGCTTCTCCATTTCCAGCTCAGCAGGCCGTGCCGCGACCGCTCCTGCCGGGTCATGGACGGTGGGAAGGATCACTTGAACAGGCGCTGCGGGCACTTCAACGGAAGCACCCGACTCCCCTGTCGGCTCAGCTGGTCTTCCCGCGTCTACGGCTGGAACTTCGGGATTCACGGCTACCTGTGCAGGAGGGATGCTGCGGAATATCGAATCCACCAGCCGCGTGCCAGCGCCTACAACTTTTGCCAAGACGCGCAGTTGCTCCCGGCACGCGACAATCAATGTTTCTTGGGGATAATTCAGGACGTGATCCACCTCGCCCCAGACTTCCTCAAACAAAGTTCTTACCTGAATTTCGCAGCAGATATTCGAATCAGGCTTGGGACGTACCACATAGTGAACACTTGTATATGAACTAGGTTTAAGAGCCACGTCCAAATCCAGCGTGCGAAAAAATTCGCTAGATTCTTGATCCCAAGTGTATGCACGAGGCTGTTCATGGAGGTGCCAGTCGTTTTTTACATTCACCTTATTCATAATCTCTGCGTGAATCTGACTCATTTGATCTTGGTGAATATGCAGCACTCGGACTCCGGTAAGGTCTGTCACCTCATTTGACAGAGACCTCTCATTGATTATTCGATTTGGCGAAGACTTTCTCTCTATTTTTTCTCGAAGATGCTCCCTGTCCTTCATTCGTTTTTTGACAGAATGGACAATCGGTAATGAACCCCGTGACAACCGCGGATTCGTTTGAAACCATGTGGCCACGCTATCCATGAAGATTGCTAGCTCATGCTGCAAGTCGTCGAATGCTCGAAGCGCATTTTGTGTAAATACCGGGTCTTGCATGGAGCTTCCTCAATCAAGCTTCGCTACACGACGCAAAAAATCTTCGGCAAACTCGGCGTACTTTGATCGCGTTTCTTCGTAAACGGAGCGATTGCCAGCAATAGTATTTTGATCTTCGGACCGCAAAGATTGCGAAGGCACCTTCCACATGGGCACATGATACTTTTGCGCCATCGTAGGGAGCGTGTTGTGAGTATGCATAATTGATGTCTCCCCGATAGGCTCACTCCATGTTGCTTTGGGCAAATAGCTCAACAGATCCGGCGGCACGTAAGCTTCAATTTGCGCGGGAATCCTTCGAGCGTAGTTATAGTGCGCAGTCGCCAAATCCCACGGCCGCCCCCCCGTGTACTTTTTTGCGTTGTAGATTGTGAACCCCAGCAGTTTCACAAAATTGTCGGGGAAAAGCCTGCGTTTTTCGTCGGAAAGCAAATGATAAATCGTTTCAAACTGCTTTTTCCAAGTCCCCAGCGCGTTTCCAATATTTTTAATCCCGTAAAGTGAAAACATATCCGGCATGCAGGGCACGACGATCCCGTCGGCAGTTGATATAACTACTCGGTTGAGAGTGCCCAAACTAGGCGAAGTGTCTAAGATTACAAAATCATAGTTGTAGAGCTTAGAATACCTGAGCGCAAGATCCCTCGGTTTTGTCAAGGTGCGAACCGCAAGGGGATCGCCTTGATATACATCACTCCATCGACGGGCAATAGCATCCTCGTATAAATGCATCGTAAGTCGACCGGGAATCAAATGTAGATTTTTCGTTATTTCGAAAGGAGGGGGTAGTCGGTCCAAATCGGAGGCACCATCCTCCGTTGGCTTCAGTAGAAAATGCACAGACCGCGGCGACGTTATCAGTTCTTCAAACTCAGTGCCTGTCGAACCAGCCTTGGCTGCAACATAATCATCTATATAACTCTCCTCGGCCTTCCACACTTCATCCAACGTGGCCTCGTCCAACCCCAGAATTGTCACGTTGCATTGCGGATCCATGTCAACAATCAGGGTGCGATGTCCCAGCTCAGCCAAAGCATGAGCAAGATGAAACGTGAGCGTCGTCTTCCCAACGCCACCCTTATTGTTAAATATAGAAATAATCTTCATACGCTTAGATTCTCGCGGTAGATGACGTGCAATGTCATAGTTCCGGAAGGATACCGCCTAATCACGACGGGCCAAGGCGAACGGACGGAGCTTTCCACAGGGAGCTCTTCAGGCTTGGATCGCGCTGCTGGCGCCTGTTTCGGCTCTCCGCCTGCAGGATGGCGACAATACCGGTGCCATCTACGAGCCCGGCCGAGCGTCTGCCGCAAGTACGTGGTGGCGTCAGACCCGGACTTGTGCATCACGGCGAGTACCCCCTCAAGGCCGAAATCATCGACTCGGCCGCCAACACCGTGCGCGGCTACAGCAACTTGGCCGATGGGTTGATCGAAGCCAGGTCGGACCCCCGTAGCGTCGTCAAAGGGTGGATCACCAGGACCACGGCCAACGACTTCGGACGCCGCCAGCAGTTCGTCTGCCGAGAGCTGATCTCCGGGAGGCGCATCCCCTCTCAGCGGCCGGATGATCATCACCTGCTCGGCACCGAGCACCGACGATTTCGCGCCGCACGATGGCGTTCAGGCGTGGGCGCGAACGCGCATCCACCAGGACCACCAGCAGCTCCTTGCCGCGAGGCCGTAGTTGGTGATCGTGAACTTGGTGGGCATCAGCTTGAGAAAACCTGCTTGCCCTTCTTCCAGTAGGCGATGCGCTCGTCGAGCTTCAGCATCGCCCGGTTGACGCGCCGGGTGAGCGCCGTGAAGCTCTCGATCGTGTCCTGGTCCGCGAGCGCGTTCAATCCCTTGTCCGCCCAGTAGAGGCCAGCGCTCGCCGCGGCCCAGCGCGGCAGCTCCAGCAGCTCGGGCGACAGCTCGAAGTCGGGCGCATCGGGGAAGTGCTTGCGCAGGCCGTCGCGGGCTCGCGCGTGGTTGTAGCGGCCCGTCGTCTGGATCAGGCCGTGGCCGCGGTAGCGCAGGCCGTCGCCGGGCCGCGTGTTGCCCAGCTCGGTCGCCTTCGCGCTCGGCGGTTCGTAGGCCTTCTGCCACGAGGTCGGCCCCCAGATTTCCCGGGTGTACGTCAGGCCGCCGCTTTCGGTGCCGACCTGGCCGCACCAGGCCGACATGCGCGGCACCGAGAGGATGTCGAACTCGGCAAACGTGACGTTGATCGCGTCCACGAATAGCACGGCGCGCTCGGGCCTGCAGCCCATGATCGCGACGAGCTGGACGACCGTCACCACGCCCTACTCCCGCGGCTTCTGCGGCAGGCCCTTGGCCGCGATGAAGGCGACGGCGGCCGTCACTGGCGCGATCCACTTCAAGCCTGGCACGACAGCGATGGCGGCGGCCTGCGTCGCGGGATCGAGGCTCAGCCAGACGCCCGTGGCGGTGGTGTAGCCGAGCGCGACGTAGGTGCTGACGTGGTGCCACATCGCCGAGAGGTTCTCGCCCCAGGTCTTCTTCGGAGGCGGCACGAGGAGCGTGGACTCGGTCATGGCTTGCCTTTCGTTTCAGGGGGGGAGAGGTCGGCGACGTTGGTTTGAACGAACTCGCGCGTCTCGGGGAACATGCGCGCGACGCGGCGGCGGAAAGAGTCCATCTCGCGGATGAGCCGCTGGATTTCGGCTTCCTGGTGGGCGTTGTCTGCGCGCAGCCGGGCCACCAGCTCGGCGTCCCGCTTGCGCTCGTCCTTCAGGCGATCCAGTTCGCGCTGGCGCTCTTCGCGAGCCAGGCGCGCTTCCTCGCGCGCACCGTCGCGTTCCTTGAGCAGGAGGCCGACGAATTCAGACTCGACGCGATCCTTCCTGCGCTGGGTGCTGTCGCGGCTCATGCGGCTGCGCACCGCGAGGCCTGCACCCCCAATCCCCAGGGTAGCAACGGCCCACCCGGCGAGGGTGGTGAGCCAATCGTGATCCATGCGGCCAGCTTGTCATGGTGCGCGCCTGTTGCGCCCGCCTGTGGAATCAGCGCTCGTCGCCGCTGACCGTCAGCCCCCGTTGCACGTTCTGGATCTTCTCGCGCGCCTTCACCATCTCGCGCTGCACCTCGGCCGGCCGCACGGCGCCGATGCTCTCCTGGCGCTTGAGCGCGCGCATCTCCGCCAGGATGTCGCGGATCGCCTTCTGCTTCATGGCCTGGTCGATCTGCTCGGAGCGCTGCAAGTCCTGCGGGTTGATCTTGATGCCCATGATGTTGGCAGCGGCGAGGCTCGGCTGCGCGGGCAGGCCGCTCTTCTGGATACCGGTGTACTTGTCGGACATGAAGGTCGGCATCCAGTTGGCCGTGCCGCCGGCTGCATGCGCCGCCGCGTTCATCGCGGTCTGCCAGTGCCGGCCGCCGATCGCGATGGCCGGCGCCGTGTTGCGCCAGATCCAGTCGGCGTACTTCTCGGTCTTCTCCCAGCCGGTGTCGTTGGCGTCCACGATGGGCTTGCCGGTCCACAAGTCCTTGTTGCCGAACATGCCCGAGCCGATCGTGAAGAGCGGATTGCTCGGCGTGATCGGCGCCGGGAAGGAGATGCCCCCGGCGTGCGGCGCCACGTCGAACAGGTCGCCGCCCGGGATCATCCGGCCCACGTCGATGAACATAGGGAAGTGCGTCACGCTGTCCTTGCCCAGGCGGATCACGCTGTCGCGATCGAACAGGCTCGTCGTCGGCGTCGCGGCCTTCGGGATGCCGTTCGCATACGTCTCGAACAGCGCCGACTTGTGGCGCATCCAGGGCGGCAGGCCCTTCTGTTCCTGGTCATGCAGCGCCTGCATCTTGGCGCGATAGGCCGGGTCGCTGATGGCCTTCTTCAGCTTCTCGTACCAGTCGTCGTCGTCGCCGCCGGCCGCCAGCGCGTAGCCGATGGCGTTGGCCAGCCAGGTCACGGCGATCGGCCCGGCAAAGCGCGCCGGGTGCGCGAGCGCGGTGTGCAGCAGCGCGGGCACCGCCTTGTACGTCCACGAGAAGAACGGCACGAAGGTGTTGCTGACCGCGCGCGCGCCGCTCGGCAAGTCGTCGTAGGTGAAGATGTAGCGCTCGGCGTGGTTGACCGCATCGCCCGGTGCCATGCCGCGACCACGGGCGTCCTTGTAGAGCATGTACTTGAAGAAGGTGTCCTCGGCGCCGTAGAGCGCGGTCAGCGGGCGCTTGAGGCCGAGCGTCGCGATGTTGAATGCCAGGTCGGCGCCGATCTTGAGCACGCCGCGCTGCTGCGCCACGAGCGCGCGCAGCTCCTTGGGCAGCTCCCGCACCAGCTCGGCGTCGCTGTGCGTCCCGACGAAGAGGCCCGCGTCGCGCGCCTCCTGCAGGCCGGGCCCCTTCATCACGAAGTCCTTCAGCGCGCCGAGGTACTTGTCGCCGCGGTGGTAGGACACGCCCGCGAAGTGCGCCATCGTCAGGTTGCCGACCACGTTGTTCACGTGCGAGACCGGGTTCAGCGCCGTCATGCCCATCTTCCAGCCGGAGACGAACCAGCGCCAGGCCTTCGCCATCGTGCCCGACATCTCTTCGTACTGCTGCAGGTGGCTGAACGTCTCGCGTGACACGTAGCGGCCCGCGAGCTGGCCGAAGCGCCGGATCGAGGTGTTGCGCACCAGCGTCTCGGGCACCTTCACCCAGCCCTCGGGCTGCGTGCCCTCGCGCACCGACATCGTGGGGTCGGCGGCCAGCGCGGCGAACATGCGGCCGAGCGCGAGGTCTTTCTGCGTCTGCATGTAGCCCATGACGAAGCGGAAGCCCGCATCGCGCATCTCGCCCATCGCGTCGCGCTCGGCGCGCGTGAAGTCGCGCCACACCTTCACCTGCTCCGACGTGTCCGGATCGAACCCGTCGTCGCGCACCTGCCAGCCGAGGGCCTGGTACTCGGGCAGGCGATCGGTCCCGATCACCTCGTACTTGCCCCGGCCGCGCAGGTGGTCGCCCTTGACGCCGCGCAGCGGCTGGGCGCTGCGGCGCACCCGGTTCATCGCGATGTACCAGGCATCGCTCGCCTGCTTGGAGAGCTTGGGCTTGTAGAAGCGCGGCAGGTACTGGCCGTCCCAGCGCTGCGCCGCCTCCTGCGACAGCATGCCGAGCGCCACCAGCTCCCTGCTTTGATCGCTCATCACCTGGCTCATCAGCGCGGCCAGGCGCACCGCATGCGCCGGCGGGGTGGTGCCCGAGGCCAGCTCCTTTTCGATGATGTCGCTGATCATCTCGCGCTCGCCCTTGTCGAACTGGTTCGTCTCGCGCACCACGGCGACGGCGGTGTCCTGCGCCTGCTGCACTTCGAGCTTCATCTGGCGCACCAGCTTCTTCAGCTCGGGCGACATCAGCTTGAAGTTGAGGCGATCCCACAGCGGCGAGGCCAGGTCGCCGAGCTTCTCGTACAGGAAGTTGCCGGGCGCGAACTGCAGCCGGTTCGTCGGATCGAGCCAGGCCGAGCGCGTCGGGGTGCCGCTCGCTGCGAGGCCGTCGTCGGGGATCAGGCCGCCCGCTGGGTCCGCGTGGAAGATTTCCGCGATGCGGGCACGTAGGGTGTCCAGTCCTTGATCGGCTGTTCGGTTTTGCGCACCGCTTCGTCCACTGCTTGCGCCAGCTCCTGATGCGTTCCGCCCGCCATCGCCGCCTCTCTCACCTCCAGCGGGACCGGCTCGCCGAACATCCTGGAGTAGACGTTCATCAGCGCCGAGAAGTGTCGACCCGAATAGAACATGGAAGGCCTCGTAAGCGGTGGGAAGTTCGCGGCGCATCAGCGCCTGGTCGCCATGATAGATGACCGCCAGGCGGGCGAAGAGTTCGGCCGCCACGCGCTCGGGACCGAGCTTGTACCCCGGCCACATCGGGTAGCTCAGCAAGTCGGCCAGGCCTCGGTTGCTGTCGAAGACCGCCTGGGCCTCGCGCGCGATGTCGCCCCCCGGAAGGAGCCGCTCACTTGTCGCCGAGATGGCGGTGTTGATGCCCACGTGATCGACCGAGTGCATCAGCTCTTCGGCCATCGTCTGCGCCCACTCGGCGCGCGTGAGCCTTGCCGTGGGGCTCCACTCGACGGCTCCGGTCGTCAAGTTCACCCGGGCGAAGGCATTGCCTCTCAGATCGTCGCCGCGCAGCAGGTCGCGGATGTTGGGCACGTTCATCTTCGAGACTGCGTCGCGCATGCCCTGCTGCGGCGTGCCGAGCCTGTCGCCCAGCGACGCGAAGTTGTCGAGCACGCGCCCGAGCGGCGTCACGCGACTGCCGAGGCCACGGCTTTCCAGCGAGAGGCCAGCAGCCGGCGGCAGGCGCTCGCTCTGCGCGGGGAAGCGCACCGGCGCCTCGGCGACAGGCGCGGCCTTCCTCGGGCGCAGGTTCGGCACGCGCGTCGGCAGGTTGAGGCTGCTTTCGCTGACGGACTTGCGCACCTCGCGGCCGTCGTCGTCGAACATCTTGATCTGCACCTGGCCGTCCATCGGGCCGCTGATGATTTCCACCGGCCGCCCGGTGCTGTCGGTCACGGTGATGCCGGCGAGCGAGCGCACGGGCTTGGCGAACTGCACCGGCTCGAAGATCCGCAGGCCGTTCTCGTCGCGCGCATCCTGGTAGGGCACGTCCCCCTCGGGCGTGACGATGTAGTAGTCGTCCTCGCCGTGGCGGTGGCCTTCGACCGGCAGCGGGTCGCCGTCGACATAGATCAGCGTGCCCACCGGCGCGCCGTAGCGCAGCCAGCTCGGCGGCGGCGTCGGGTTGGCCTTCAGGTCGGCTTCCAGCTCGGCCAGCGTCTTGCGCTTCTTCTTCAGCACGTCGGCCTGCTGGAAAGGCAGCTTCGCCACGTCGGCCAGGCGCGCGGCGCTCTCCTTGGCGTCCTGGGTCTGCTTTTCCAGGTCGGCGATCGTCTTCAGCGTGTTGCGCAGCACGCCGTCGATCGACTGGATCGAGGGCGAGACGGCATAGGTGCGCTTTCCGACGAGCGTCAGGAGCACGCCGTCGCTGAAGTGCGGCCAGGCGCCCATCAGCTTGAAGCCGTAGACGGTGCCGAGGCGGATCTTGTCGTCGCCCCTCGCCATCTTGGCGGCCTGCAGCGAGGCCAACAGGGCCTCGTCGAAGTCGGCCCGCTTCGTCACCGTCTTGTCGCCGAGCGTGGCCGTGAAGGGCGCATCCTTGCCGGCGGCATAGGCGGCCTGGTCGGCTTCGAGCTTCTTCAGCTCGTCAGCGTTCTGCTCCTGCCTGAACACCAGGTCGCGGACCTTCTGCTTGGCGTCCGAGACTCCGTGCGTGTGCATGCGCTCGCGGGTTTCGAGCTTCTCGACGCCGGCCTTGAGCTTTTCGCGCAGCATGATGCGCGGGTCGCCGCTCGCCTCCGAGAGCGTGTCGGCGATGTCGCTGCCGCCGCCCTCGCCCTCGTCCATCTCCACCGCGTCGCCGTCGATCACGCGCGTGTTCTCGTCGGCGGTGAGGAAGGCCTTGATGAAGCGCTGCTTGACGGCCAGCACCTGCCAGCGGCGGCCGTCGAGCTTCTCGGTGATGTAGCGGTACTCCAGCACCGTGTTCCAGTGGTTGCCCTGGCGCCAGCCGCGCCCGTTGCGCTGCTCCAGCTCGCCCGGCATCCAGGGCGCGTCGAGGTGGTGCATCGCGCGCAGGTTGCTCTGCATGTTGACACCAACGCCGAGCGTGGAGGTGAGGCCGATGACGACCCGAATCTCGGCCCGGTTCATCTTGTCGGCGATGGCCTTGCGCGCTTCCTTCGAGACGCCGCCGTCGACGATCGCGATCTGTTCCTGCGGGATGCCCTGCGCCACCAGCTTGGCAACGATGTCCTTCGCCAGGTTGAAGCGCTGCACCTTCTGCGTGATCTTCGCGCCGTTGGGCAGGGTCTTCGTCGTCGTGCCCTGGTCGCTGTAGCCGCGATCCATGAAGATCACCTGCGTCGCGAGCGGGTGCTCGTCGTAGTGGCCCTTCACGTTGCGCACCACGCGGTTGACCTTGCTGTTCTCTTCGTCGGCCGCGCCCGGGTCGATCAGCCGGATGTCGAGGCCCGCGTTCGCGGCGGCCGTCTCGACGAGCACCGGCGAGGCCGGGTGCCCTGACAGCATCATGTCGCGGCGGTCCTTCTTCGAGGCGTTCTTGAACAGGCGCGACAGCTCGGCCAGCTCGTGCTGCTTGGCGAGCTGCGCCGGGCCCATCCCGGCGGTGTCGGTGACGATCTTCTTGTACGGGCGGCCGATCGGATTGTCCGAGCGCGACGTGAGCAGCTCGTTGCGCTCGGCGTCGGTCAGCGTCGGGTCGCTCGCGATCTTGCCGGTGCTCGTCGGGCGCGGCTTGAACTCGGGCATGTCGTCGGCGAACACGATGTCCATGTACTGGCCGGCCATGCGGCGCAGCTCGGCCACGTTGACGAAGGCGGCCAGGCGCGTGATCGCCTCGTACTCGCCGGCCGGGGTCAGCTCCACATCGGTACTGCTGTCGGCGAAGGTGGCGAACCAGGTGTCCCAGTCCTTGATGCCGTCGCGCGCCATCTGCGCGTCCATGACGTAGCGCATCTGGTTGTAAATCTCGGCCAGGGTGTTGGTGATCGGCGTGCCGGTGAAGGCGTGCACCCCCCGGCCGCCGTTCTGGTTCTTCACGTAGTCCGTCAGGAAGCGCAGCGCGATCGAGCGGTTCGAGGTGCCGGTGTTGAGGCCGCGCATCTTCATCTTCGTGACCAGCGGCGGCTTCTTGAACTCGTGCGCCTCGTCCACGAGGATCATGTCGACACCCAGCTCCTCGAACGAGATGGCGCCCTCGCGCGACGAGCGGATCACCATGTCGCTGATCTTCTTCTTGATCTGGTTGCGCGCGTGCACGAGCTGCTTGGCGGTCGCGCTGCGCACCTTCTTCATCGCCTCCGGGTCGTCCATCATGGCCTCGGTCAGCGCGCCCGCGCCTTCCTCCTGTGCCACGTCCATCGCCTCCTGTTCGAGGGCCGCAATTTCCTCGGCCGACTGCGCTTCGAGCGTCTCCCGGGTCAGCGCGAAGCGGTCGCTCAGCGAGTGCGGGACGACCACCACATCCCAGTCGTCATTGGCGATGCGCCGCATCGTGGTGTCGATCTCGCCCGGGTTGAGGTTGTCGATGTAGAGCACCTGGGCGCCCGGGTACATATCGTTGATTTCGCGCGCCACCGTCGCGCTGTTGGCGTTGTGCGCGAAGAGCAGCGGCTTCTTCGCCAGGCCGTAGCGGCGCGACTCGATGGCGATGCCGGCCATGGTGTAGGTCTTCCCGGTGCCGACCTCGTGCGCGTAGAGGCCGCTGCCGTTGGCCAGGCCCCGCCAGATGGCGTTGACCTGGTGCGATCGCAGCGAGAACGGATCGTTGCCCCGCTGCAGCGCCATGCCCGGGAACTCCAGGAACGAGCCGTCGAAGGCGGGCGTCGCGACCGCGTTCATCACCTCGTTGTAGTTCTTCTCCAGCGACACGCGGCGGTCGGCGTCGCGCCAGGCCCATTCGGAGAATTCCTCGCGCACGCGCGTCACCTTCTCGTTGGCTTGCTTGGTCAGCTTCTCGTTGACGACGAGGTTGCCGTCCGCATCCTTCTCCTTGATCGTCACGCTGCGATTGTTGATGGCCGCCGTCAGCAGCTTGTCGAAGCGGATCGCCGAGCGCGGCAGGCCCCATTGCGCGGTCGCCTCGGGGCGAGTGTTGAGCCGGTCGTCCTCGAAGCGGATCTTCCACGAGCCCGAGACGAAGGACACCTGGATGTCCTTGGCTTCGGGCTTGCCGTTCACCGCCAGCAACTCGGAGATGAACTGCTGGTACTCGTCGTGGCTGACCCAGGGCGCGCCGAACTTGGCTTCGATCTGGAAGTACGGGACGGTCTTCGGCAACACCTTCTGCAGCGCGTCGATGTTGCGCTGCATGCTCTTGTCGCCCGCGGCGAGCGCGTCCTGCACCTCGCGCAGCTTGCGCCGCACATTGCCCGACAGGTAGACATCGCTGACCTCGTAGTTGCCGACCGGCGTCTTGAAGATCGCATCGGACTTTTCGAGTTC